AAGGTCCGTCCTCAGACTGTGCTTCATAGTAATAAGGAGCGGTTTCGATACGATACATGGTTAGTTCCTTTCGAGTTTCGGTTTACTTATTTAGTCATTTGTGCGGCATCTCGACCAGCCTTGCGAGCCATGTCCAACAGTCGGCAAGCATCGTCTGGGGTAGCGTCCAAAAAAGCGTTTAAAACTGGGCCTTTCAAGACTGCTTTAACATGATCCGAAGCCTTTCCAGCATCGGTATCCGGCGTGCAATGCTTTGCAAATGCGGTCATTGCCGCATGTATGATCATGTCCCAAGCCTTGTCGTTTGCAGTGAAATCGTTTGCCATTGTTGGTTCCTTTCGGGTTTAGGTTGTTGTTTGCTTCCCTCTCTCTTGTATGCTTAGTATATACTTATTATCGACGCTCGTCAAGACTTCCGTTATCTTTTTTTCAAAAATTGCATAAAAAAAGCTCCTTGACGAAGGAGGAACGTCAAGGAGCAACCAGGAGCAAGCAACAACCCTGGCGATTATTTTTTAAACGAAAATAAAGTTTGACAAAGTTGATTATCTAACTGCTCACGATACGACAACACAATGCCACGATCCGTTTCCGAAATCGTACTTTGATGCCAATACCATTCTTGTTCATATTGCAGCGCCATTGCTAACGCTGCATCACGATCTGCACATTTAATTTCAGTTTCAAATGAAGACATGACAAGCTCCATATATAAAATCCCCTAGTCCTTCAATTATATACCTATATATTTAATATATTTATAAAAAAAATGAAGAACTCCCTTAATATTTATGAATGACTAATCGCAATCCCTTCACTGCATTACAAACAGTTTGGGCTCGATAAGCAAAACGCGATGGAGAATTAGATTTTTTTACAAGCAGGATTACCACAGGTTTTTTGCCAGTAGCCTTTGCATAGTAAAGGCTTTGACCAATAGCTTCTGCCCACTTCTCTTCAAAATCTACCTCAGCTACCCAGTCATCACCGACAAGATCGGCACGAGTACCATCCCACAACACAACCTCTTGTTGGGCATCGTATTTTTCAGCCAACAAATCAACAAAAGTAGCTTCTGGGCTCCTCTTTTGAATATTTTTAACGGCTGGTAAGCCTGCTAATGGATGACTAGTAGGTACACCAGCAGACGATTCATCCCTTGCTTTTTGCACGTCTAACTGCGCTTGTGCTCGTTTAAATTTCTGACGCTCATACTCGTCTCTTTGTTTAAAATAATCATGATATACATTAGAAAAGTAAACATCACGCTCAACTTGTGTCGTATCCATCAAGCTAATACTACTTTGGCCCCACACTGGAGTTGCCAAAAATAATAAAATCAAAAAGATTCTCATGACTTTATCCTTCAATCACTTGTCCACAAGCATCACAAATATCATAGTCAGATAACGCAGTCACTGCTATCAATAGTTGCTGTTTTAATTGTTCAATCTGCAAAACATTAGAATCCCATGCAGTTGCTAATTTTTTCATTTCTGAAAGTTCAGCCTTCAACGCCTTCATTTGCTCAATGTCTATTTGAGGCTCTGTAGGCATCTTTATCGGCTTTATAGACTTCAACAACTCTATACAGTCTCCTAGCTCTGAAAGCTCTGCACTAGCCGTCTCCACGCCTTTCAGCAGATTTTCTATCTCAAGCAAGGACTGCTCTAATTTTGCAACTGGCTGATAGCTTTCAACCGTTTGTTTACTGCTCTCCAATTCCTCATCAAAAACTTGGACTCGTACCCCTGCGTCCTTAACAAGCCCACGAAGTATTGACATGGTTACGTCAATAATACGCAGATCCACAATTTTGTTAAGTTTCTTAGCTACCTGACCTGCCGAATCACTAAGCCAAAATATAGGATCATGTTGGTTTTGAATTGTTAACTCTTTGTCAACATTCAATAACTCAATGATTTCTGGAGGATATGTGTTTGAAAATGCTTTCCACACATTCTTATCCACTTTAAGGTCATTTCTTTTTCCCTTGGTACGTAAAAGCTTTGTGCCGTCTTCTAATTGAATACCGACACTTGCATTAGCTTCACCGTGTGTAACAAAGGATTTACCCCTCGCCTCATTAAACAAGAGCATTCCTAAAGCGCGTACTATGGCACTCTTTCCGCTGTCAGTACGACCAATGATTGTTGTGACTTGGGGAGAAAGCGTTATTTCCAATCGCTTATGCTTCTGGAAATTTTTAATAAACAGCTTTTTAATCATAGAGACCTGAATATTTTCTTTTGCAGTACTCTGCAATTAAGATTGCATCCGCATTTGCATGAACAATCTCTTTACGGTACTCAGGAAATAATTCTTGGGCTCGTCTCTTAGTTACATTCTTGTCGCCCTTAGACATACAGCCCATCGGACGCTGCCACTTGGCAGGTGCAATAAATTCAAATGAAACACCTGCTCCTATTAGAATGCCTTGGACTATGCCGTATGATTCTCCAAAAGAAAACGCACTAACCACTCCCATTTGTGGGCTAGATGATACACGTTCAATTAAACCGCATTTAATGTGCGAAGCATAATTGTGTAACCAGTCATAGAATTCACTTGGAGTCCCTTGATCAAAACGAAACCACAACGTTTCACCTGTTGCAGTTTGTAATGCACACGAACCACTTTTACCTGGATCAAGACCTAAGAACACATGCTTCATTAATTTCTCTTTGCGATAACAGTCAACGTCATTAAGCCATGCTCAAAATCAGATTTTTTCATCTCATCTCGAACTGTGATGTAATCGACCTCATCAACATCACCAAGCTCTAGCTGATCAACTGTTGTAATTGAACTTTCTATTACATCAGCATTGCCACAAATATAGATGCCTTCCGTATTAGACCAATGCGCCCAAATGTTTTTACGAGCACCCGTACCTTCTCTGCTTATAAAGTATCGCACAACTCTTCCCTTTTAATATGCACATCAGGTTCAGCCTCAAAACCTAAGCGCACTGATTTCCCACGAACTTCCTTAACCACTACCCTGATGGTTTCCCCATTAGAAGCAGTCAACACAATCCGTTGGTCGATTTTTCGTGTGAGAATTAGCATAAAGAATCCTTTCATTCATACCTTGGGTTGCGATTTAACGATGCCTTTCTTTGGACTTTCGTCCACTCTTCACCTGTTAATTTTTGAAGCTTAGTCCTCCATCCTGGCTTAGACTCAATTTCAGTCATTAACTTGGCTTTATTAACTGTCAATCCAAAATCAGTTGCATCGATCTTTTGTCCAGACATTTTCCATTTGTGGACATTTACCAAGTAATCAATGCACGAACATGTATCATCAATGCCATAACTTGGATAGATCGGAATTTCTATTGCTGTCTTCTTACCCGTAAAACGAGTTCGACTAACTTTGACTTTGATCGTGTTGCCGATTGCATGTTTCGTAGCGTCTATCGTTTTATAAATCGGACCTTTAATCGACGACCACAAACGCACACTAGCGTAGAAATCTAGAGCATGACCTCCTGATTTCGTTTTTGTTGGCCCAAACGGCATAGCGTTTAATTTGTCTCTCGTTTGATTAATTACAAGCAAAATAGAACCAGTCGCTCTAATCTTAGCCAAGGCTTGCCGAATGCCAGATGCATTTGCTTTAGCTTTACCATCACCATAGCTGCCCTTACCTTCCTTGCCGCCCTGAAAACGTTTCTTGTTTTCGCCAAACGTATCAGTCTCTTGCACACTACTGAGTGCATCCATGCTATCTAAAATGTAAATGCATGGCTTTTCATGAGCTAACGCATCATCCAGGTTGTAATAAAACTCTTCAACTGTTTGACTTGTTATCGGTAAACCATCAGCATCCACTTTAGGCGGCTCTAAACGATCAGCCATTTTGCTGCCAAAAAATTTACGAAGATTCATAATAGCACCGCCTTCGACGTTATCTAAAATGAATCGATAATTATCAAAATGCGGATTCTGTGCAGCTTCTGCTAAACACGTCAACGAAAGAAACGTCTTACCACTATCTGAATCACCCACTAAAAACAAATACATGCCCTTAGCCACGAAACCCCAAGGCGTATCTGTCACCGCAAGATTCAACATCGTTGATCCTGATGACAAATAATCATCTACCGGAATGGGCGCTTCTTCACTTACCGGAGCTGTCATCTGCTCTTTGATAGAGTCGATGCTTGGCGACGAATCTGGCTGCGAAGTCTTGGGCATAGTTTCGGAGCTTGTCGATTTTGCCATCATTAATAAACACCTCATCCTCGTATTGAAACAATTCTAAATTTTTATCGATGCTGGTAGCTTTGCCGTTTGAGCTTGGCCGCTCCACCCGAATAATTGATCCGCCGTTTTCTCTAATCGCGTCTACTTCATTCATGTATCGAACATCAGTGACAATCACAATGTCGCATTTAAAATGAGTAACGCTTTCAAATAATTTATCAATCCAAATATCGCGATACAAAATATCTCGCAACCCATCTCCTAAACTGCACCAAACTTCAATCGGAGTTTTTTTGATTGCTTTTAATTTCTTGTAACGTTCTTCTGGATTATGCTCGTAATAGTCTTTAGTTTCTAAACCGTATTGAGCACACAAAACATAAGCAACTCGTTTTAATTCGTCGGCAAACCCAATACGCAAAGCATCTAAATCGTGTTTTGCAAACTCTTCAATTAGAGATTGGCCTAAAGTATCCTTGCCTACTCGGGAACTATGGCCGATGCCTATTATTAAAGGCTCGTGGTTGCCTGTTCCAGTTGGTTCAAATTCCATTTTGATCTCCATGAAAAAGAGGGAGCCGTAAACAGGTGGAGAACAATCCTGCTACGACCCCCTCATCCCCAACTCCGTTATGTCCTACCACTCATCATCATCGTCGTCATCATCATCTTGCGGCACAGATACTTTAGCCTCAGATTTTGATTCAGTATCAAACGGCACTTCTTTCTCTTCCTCTTCCTCTTCTTTTACAGGCGCTGCTGCTGGCTCTGCCGTAGCACCATGCAACATAGCTTTCAACTCGTCGTACGATTTCTCTACAAGCATCTCATCCAAACAAGGCATTTCATCAGCTTCAGATTCCAAAGGATCAGCAGCTTTCATTTCAATCGTTTCTGCTGGGAACCATTTGCCTGATGCACCAATGGTTTTCTCAGCAAAGCTAACCACAACGATTCTACCGTCATCATGCATGGCGAAGAATTCTCGATCATCATCTTCATCACCCATAGCAATGACCGCATCTAACTGTTCGCCAAATCCTTTGTAGGACACATCCCACAACATCAATTGATTAGGATCTTCGCTCTTCAAATCCTTCAATAGATAGAGCTGACGTTCCTGCGCCCGTAGCGAATAAATCAAATCTCTCATCTCTTGGTCATCAGGATCAGCTTGCGTACGCAATTCCCGCTGGTATTCACAGATCGGACATGGTTTACCAAACGACCGCAAACATACTACAGAACGATTAGATGGACCAATACCACCATGCTTGTAATAAGATCGCGTATGGTACTCATTACCCGCACCAGCATCTGGATTGTTCTCACCCGTTACATACGCTAGAAACCGAAAACGCTTTAAACCAGCTTTGTCGATTCGTAACGGAACAACACCATCCGGCAAATTTAATGTTGGGATACTGCCCCTACTATGCCGATCTTTCGATACCTTCGCAGAAATACGTTTGCGTTTTTTCTTAGCCATTTCGTTCCCTCACTGATCGTTGACGTGTTAGTTTGTTGCTTGACATTGTGTCTGTGCGAGTTTTTGGTTCTCTAGGACTGGAATAGTAATCTGCCATATGCAGAGTCACTAAATTTTCCAAAGCTTTCTTCCTGTGCTCTATAGCCGTCATTGCAGCTTGCAACACTGCCAATTCATGCTTTGCATCAATAACAGCTTTGTTAGCATCTTGGTAGATAGCTTGTTTAGGTATCGAACTAGATATTGCAGCCTCACTGACTTTCTTAATGTTGTAGTCAGCCGGATTAAGCCGCATACCTTCAGCTAATGTTGCTTCCACTAGCTTCAATTCGTTCTTAGCTAAATCCAAACTGCGAGTAGCATCAGCTTGTAATTTTGCATACTTCGCAGCAAACTCTGGCTGTTTCAGCCATTCCTCATCTAAACTGTGAGGATCTAAATAGAATTCGTTCTCCATAGTTTCCCCCTAAAAATCATTAGGTTCTTCTAAATAAATACTTTCATAACAAGCAGCAAGTAATTTAGCCTTGCCACTGACATAAAAGGGATCAGAAAAACTATCAATCACCCTATATGCTTGCACATCTGGCTTTTTCATCAAAACCGCTGCCATGTATCCGCAAATCATTTGACGAGTGTATTCAGGCTCGCCAGTAATTTGCCTTAGTACTGATATTATAGACGACCATTCTGCTCGCTTCAATAACAATTGACAAAGTTTCTTAACCTCGTCTGGAGCATTCCCTTGGGCAATTGCTTCTAACTGGAGATCTTCATTCTCAATGCCTTGCACCGTTTGCAAAAGCACCAACGCCTGACGAGCCGAACCCTCTGCGGCTTCAACAATAGACAAACCAACTTCCCTAGTTAGTTTGATATTTTCTAATTTGCACGCCTCTTTCAACACTTCTTTTACTTCAGCATCCGACAACGCTTTTAGCTGAATATGCATACACCTTGTGTGTATAGCCTTTTTCAACTTAGCCGGATTCGTAGTGCAAAGCATAAAATACACATGCGCTGGAGTATCTTCTAAGATCTTCAACAACGCTTCTTGTGCTGGAAAAGTAAGTTGATGCGCTTCATCTAAAAGATAAATTCGACAATCACCATCTAATGGCATGGCATGGCAATTGTATTGCACCTCTCTGATTGTCTCGATGCCACGATCATTTGCCGCATTCATCTCAACAAAATCAACATCAGAACAACCTAATTCATTCTTTAAGATGCGCACAATCGTCGTCTTGCCACATCCAGATGGACCACTAAAAAGCAGACTACTAGGTAGCTTACCAGAACGTTTTAACGTCTCTATCGCTGCTTCCTGGCCCACAATCTGATCAAACGCCTCGGGCCTATGCCGTCTATAAATTTCTCTCGCATCCCCCTCATTCATATCTCTATTTCCTCCTTCTCATACCAATTTTTACGACTACCTTCAGCTTCTATATCAAGAGGTACTATCAACCATTTATAGTGGTCTACGACATCCTTCGTCATAACTTCTTTAGCTTTTTTCAAAACTAAATCTAATTCATCTTCATGCACATCCCAAACAATACTATCGTGGATTTGACCAATAATGAGACTCTTCATTCCCGCCTCATTTAACCACTGCTGTAGTTTCATCAACGACCACAACAAACAATGGAATGCTGCACCTTGTACTGGCGCATTGATGCACTCGTTTCTTTTGCGATCTCCCCGGTACGGAAATCCTGACAACATCATCAACTCACCAGTCTTTTGGTATTTTTCCCAAAGATCTTTTTTCCACTGATCGTAGACCGGAAAACGAATGTTCCAAAAATCATTTTCGACTTGTCTAATATGCTGGGTAAAATCAGACAAATTTCTGATGCCCACCGACTTTAAATGCTCACGCATCGGAACGTCTTGCTGCGTCCGTATGTCATCTGTGCTAATAGTTTCCCACATTGCAGGAGCTATTTGTTGGTAATACGATCCATAAAACGCTGGAAAGACAAATCCACCCTTAGCCGATACACGCGCCGCTTTAGATAGTTGCTCTGGCTGCAACTTATAACACTCTATTGCCATGTCCGCATGTAAATCCTTGCCCTCACGAATGTAAGAAAGCATTGCTGGATCTTTGTGGTAGCACGCTGCTACACGTACCTCCACTGCGGAATAATCTATTTCTAAAAGCAAATGGTTTGGTCTTGGAATAAACAGAGATCGAATGTACTTGCTTGTTTGCTTATCCCTAACTGGCACATTCTGAAAGTTTGGATTCGATGAGGAAGAACGAAAAGTATCAATGTTGTGGAGGTTAAATACAGGATGTAAATAACCATCAACCACTTCACGCTCTAAAGCACTAATGTACGTATCTCTAATCTTCATTAACTTTTTTAATGCACGATACTTTGCAATAAAAGGATGGTTAATGTTTTCGAGATCGGCAGAAGAAACACTAGGTCGCCCAGTAGCCGTAAAGTTTTGCGGCTTATAACCTAGCTTGTCAAACAGCAACGTTTTTAATTGATCATTGCTGCGTAAATTAGCAGAAGCTTTATACTCTTTTTCCCAAATCGACCACCACTTAGATCGATACAAACGCTTTTCAAGCTTACTAATCTCATCACCAAGTTCGATCTTTACCTCTTTTAATCTGTCGGTATCTATTCTAATACCGTTAGATTCAACTTGTGCTAAAGCCATGCTGGCATCAACAAGTAGATCGACCGCCTGATTGGTTGGTTTGAGCATCGACATTTCCCCGCTGCATCATGGCTATCTTGTATTCCAAAATACAGTCAAGCGCATTGTATTTTAAAAGATCTTTTATCGGTGCCTGTCTTATCTGATTAGCAGAATTTGCACTATCTGATTTGAAATACTTTGCAACTGTGTCGTAGGCTGGATATCCTAATAAAGAGAACGCTTGAAACTTTACACCTACCACGCCTTTTCTATTATCAATAGCATGTGCTGCAAGCATCGTATCCCAAATAGGTTTTTTAATAGACGTACCACATTTTGCCCTAGTCCATCTATCTTCAAACTTTAGATTTGCACCAATGATTGGTACTTGTTCGACTAACTTTTTCCACGTAGGTATGATTGCTTCGTGCCATGGAAACGCTATTGTCTCCTTGCCTCGCCAACAGACACCCGCACTAACTATTTCAGCACACTCAGCATCCGGCTTAATCGTCGTCGTTTCATAATCAACAGCAACTGGTTTACCTGACAGAATATACTTTTCTAAATACGGGATAGCCTCTCGCGGATCATACAACAGAGTTAAAGGAAACTCTTTAATCTCTTTGTGCGGCCTGCCCACTAATTCATAAGCAGACATAAATTGTTTTTTAAACAAATTTTTGCCAGTTACACTAGAGTCTTCCTGTGCAAATCGTATTGGATTTTCAACAGGACAAATCCAAGCATTTAATTCCCTAGACGGGATCTGCAAACCAAACCATCGTTGTGTATTGCCAATGTCTTCATGCCATAGATGGCCGATCACTGACAATATGCTTGGATAACCTAAAAGAATAATCGTGGTTGGTTGTAGTCGTTTTATTTCTTTAAAAACGTTAGATCGACAATAACGAATCTCTTCGGGAGTAGCCCGTCCACGACAGATGATAGACGTTAACATCCATGTATCGACATCCAAATCGTAACCGTCCTTCGCCACCATCTGCCGCAGACTATGGGCGATTCCTCCTGAAAATAGACGACCGCTGACATCATCCTGTTCAGTTGGATGATCGCCTATTATTAAGATCCGTCTCTCTCCTTTTCCTACCACTTCCTGTTTTGGCGTTAAGCAATCTTTATACAGACCGCACTTTTCACACAAAGGAACTGCAACTGATAATGTTTTTAACTCTTCCTCATTAAAAAACATTTACATACTTTCAATACTTATAGCATATTGAAATGATTCCCCCTGGAGAATCATTGCATTTTGTGTAATTAAACAAGAATTCCCTAAACTGTTCAAACGTCTAAACAACTTAATCGGCAGTTTTAAGACTTTGGGCTCGTCGCTCGTATACAAAACCTTTACTTGTTCTTTATACGAAGATCCCTCTGAAGTACTATTTATCTCACAGCAATTTTCCGAAAACGTAATTTGTATCTCATGATCCGACTTGCACAATGTAGAACAACGCTGTAGGGCTTGTGCTAACTCTTCTGAAAATTCTAGATAAGAACCATTTTCTACATTCAACAATTTGTCAAGTTTTGGATAAGGCTGGTTAAAACGAGCAAACGCACTTAAAACTCCGTTGTGATCAATGATTAAATGATTTGCTGTGGTGCCTACCTTTGCTCCTGGCAATATGTTTTGAGCTGCTTGGAGGCTAAACAACCCGCTAATCCCGTAGTCTCCGTAGCAACGATAAAGCTGATACCCGTCACAACCTTCAATAAAATCTTTCGTGACATGAATACAGGTCAATGCATGTACGTGATGGTTTTTGCTTACCGACTTTGATGCTTGACTAAACGTTTGTGATAACTGTTCTGTTACTTCCAACCACTCTATCGGCACATCAAATAGTGGTACTTTAGTTAGCTCGATCTTCGAAATCTTTGCGGATCTTTCACCTTGAGTAATTATGTAATTTTTAGCAGTCTCCCGAATATCCGCATCATCATCAAAATTAGACAAGGTTGTTTGCAAGAGACGCGCATTGAATGCTACGGGACTTTCAAAAAATTCAAAAGGAGTTGTCATAAGCAACTCCTCTGTTTGCGCAGATGCTGATTGATCATCAAACACAATAGTTGTGGCTTTGGCTGCAATAAACTTGCCAACTACTTCTCTAAGCGCTTTAAGATTTCCCATTGCTATCCTTTGCGATTGGCAAATTAAGACCTTTCTTCCAACCGTAGAGATAATTCCTAATTGTCCCTATATTAGCCCCCTGATCTTTAAACTGATTAAACAATTGACGAGCTGTTAATTCTTTTCCTGATTTGAGCCATGCTTCATACATGAGCGATTTTAGTGTTTTGCCTTTAGTCGTTCTCTTTTTCTTTAAAGGCTTTACTAAATCTGGATGAGGTATATCAGGATTGTCTATGGGATCGTAAAAAGATCGAGTATCTAATCCACCTGCCAATCCCTCTACCTCTACCTCTACATCTCGCTCATCAGTATCAGATTCAATTTCAAGTTCAAACTCTTGCTGATCTATAAAACTTTCACCCTCACCAATCAATACAATTTCTTCACCAGACCTAATAGCTTCTTTTAATTGGCACAATGTTTCATCTGCTTCATCGTCTCCCGTTTCATACTTTGCATCAACAATCTCATTTAACTTAGATACTCGACGTTGCAATTCGTCTTGTTCCCACGTTACAGCATGAGCAAATCCCATAGAGATAAACAAATCAACCGCTTTATGTACTAAAATTCGCATAGCATCCTCAAAATTCAACTACTGCTTCGTCGGCTGTTTGCTTAGAAGCATCCGCAGCTTCAGTAGGTTTCCACGAAACAACAACAGGATTGGCTACTGCTGGACAACCTGCAACATGCACACAAGCGTATTCGTTATAGGGACCATGGCGATACACAACCCAATTCAAACGAGTAACCTGCTGTGCTTTATCTTCTGGCGTTACATTTAATCCAATCATGCCACTCACATGTGCCAACTTGGTTTTGCGTCCAGAGAATGATTCTCTAGTCAACACTGTATGGCCTTTTTTGTAGGCCAAAGCTGATGACTGCGTAGCCGTTAAAACCAAAGCATGAAGACGCTGCGACATACCACGTAGCTGCATCCATGTATGATCGATTTTTGCTAATTCATTGTCTGACTGTACACCCAGAGGTGGCGCTAAGATGTCTGCATAATCTAGAACAACCATATCGGCAACCCACCCCTGCTGCGCCCAATCCATTAAAATTGATTGGATGCCTTCTACCGATATTGAAAACGCAGGATGACAAACTAATCTAAAAAGATCCCTGCCACGAAGACGTTTCTCAAATGCTGCATGAGCTTCAACACCCAACAAACGTTGGTCATGCGTTACATCTTCAAAAGATACTGCACCTTTATCATCAAAATGCAATGGCTTACGAATAGTGCTTGCAAATCTAGGACGAATGGCAGATCTCATACCTATGCGCTGCCCTACCTCCCGTTCCGTCATATCACCACATTCAAAAAACGCTACTCGCAACCCAGCACGAATACCACGATATGCGGCATCTAATAACCAAAAAGATTTACCAACTTTGTCTGGACCCATCCAAGCAAAAAATCGACCTCGCTGGAAGGCGTTTCCTATAAAATCACCCAGAGGCCCAGGGTATTTAATCAACCCACGCTCAACTTCTTGCTCAAAACAATCTTCCCAAAAATCAGGATCTAACTCTAATTGCTTAACTCTTGTATTGAATTCATCACTGGTCCGAAGATTTGCAAACACAATTTTAGGATCAACGCCATCGACAAGTTGCATTTCAGCATCTGCCATTTGTCGACGTAGTTGCACCGCATTAATATGACGTTCGCAGATATCAAGAATGTAATCAGAAGCAGGCAATCCATCCTCGACTACCTCATACACATCATTGATGAGGGTTGTCATATTTTCTACGATATCTTCGTTTGGCTGTTTGTCTTCAATCCATTGTTGGTAGTATTGCTCTACTGCAACCCCTAATGGCTCTTCATAAGCACGCCAATGTTTAATAGCCCACCGACTTAACATATCGGCAGATGGACTATCTAATGCTTGTTTCGGCCAGAGGCTTGCCAATTTTGAACATACTGTCGTATGACTGACAAGCGCCGCAAGAATTAAATGAACATGTTTGTGGTTAGTCTCATCCTTGACTCTCACAACCATCCCCTTACTACAATAAACGTTCCATCTTTATTCGATTTAAATAAGCTTCTCCCATCATCTTAGAAATCTTCAACTTGCGTAATGCACGACCGTCTGGCATATCCTGAAATGCCTTTTTATAATTCGGCAATAACGCATCTCGCAAGAAAATAAACATCGGCTCTTCCTTGCCAGTTGAATATTCTGAAACCGTTTGCTCCTCCATCAATTGATCCAACTTTACATAATTAGTCATCAATTGTTCAAGAGTAGAGATTCTAGGGAAGTACTGAGTTTCCCACCCATATAAAGACGCACACTTACGCCAATACATGATGGTTCGGATTCTAGCTAAATTCGGTTTGTGATTCGTCACCCACCAATACCTAAACTCTAAACGATCCGTATATTTGAGCTTCTTAGCATCAGTGATTTCAGATTTTAAAAACCATTTAGCATGTGGTAATAAAACCACTTGATCAATCTTATCTCGTTGATCTTGATTTAAATCCATTACCTCAAATCTATGGATAAAACGATCAACATTATTTGGTCGTAAGGCAATATCAATAGAAAAATACGGCTTACCTCGCGAACCTCCGTTAGCATTGAAAGGATCGAGGAACATTCCACGAACGCTCATTTCTAATTCATCAACTGAATAGTCTTCCAGCGCTTGTTGTAAATGCTCCCCTGTCCTTTGATGCCAATCCAAGCGCCGCATTCGGCTACCTGTTTCTACTTTATAAATAGCCAATGCTTGTGCGGCAGCTTGTTGCAAACGCTCAAACGCTAAACAGTCCTGCTTACGAATGTTGTTCTTTGCACTTGTAATAGTACGGACTCGCATCATTTTCGCGTGATACTTCTAACAACCCAGCTTCCATCAAAGCTTCGGTAGCTCGCCGAACAGTCAACCTTTTACACTGCAACGCTTCTGCAATCGCTGTTTGTGAAATCTCGCCTGGACCCTTTTCTTTAAGCCAATTGTAGATATCCATATGCCTTGGGTGAATTTTTTTCATCGTTGTTTAAATCCTATACCTGTTAACTTTACACGTTCCGATGTGTCTGGTAGTTTTTTCAGTTCATCACGAGAAACCAAAACCTTTCTAGCACTAAGCCGCATGACGTTAATGTTGTAGGTTTCAATCAATTGCCATACTCTTTGGCGACTAACTCCCTGCTCAACCGCAATTTGATGGATCGTTAAGTGTTCACTAGTATCCATACCTCACCTATTATTTAATGCTTGCTCAATCACTTGAGCTTTTAGGTTTACAGTCTTTGCCATCGTAACATCTAATGTTTTGGCAAAAACTAATTGCTGAACCAACACACTATTCTTTTGACCAATACGATGCGTACGATCTTCAAATTGCATCATTTCTCCAGGAGTCCACAAACCCTCACCAAAAACGACATGCGAACTTCTAGTCAATGTGTAGCCTTCTTTGATAGATGAAATAAACAAATCATATTTACCATCTTGGAAATCTTCTACAATCTTCTGTCGTTTTTTTATCGGCGTCTCACCATTCATTTGAACAGCACACTTTTTAAATTCATCCATGATTTTATCTGCCGCACTATGGTGGTGCATGAATAAAAGCACTGGGCCGTCTTCTAATATATTTTGCAAATGCGAAATAATGTACGGCACTTTAGTCTCTGCCAAAATTTGACGAAATTCTGCCATCTCATCAAACGGCACAGGATTTGACATCTCCAATGCAGTAACGCGCTCTTGAAACGTTTTTAAATCTGCTGTCTCTTCGGCATCCTGCACTGCAACATCAAGTTCTTGCATATACGTTTGTATGCCCTCGATGTCATAATCAAAATCTTTAGGAGGTTCTATTTCAATAACTTGTCGAATCTTAGGCGGCAATTCATCTAACACGTCTTCTTTCATACGACGAACCATGATTGAAGCCCGCAACCGCTGCTGCAAATCTCCTAAATTACTTGCTCCTTTATAATCCCATGCCTGCCGACCCTGCCCAATATGAATTAATTTTGGCGCACAATAACGCTCCGCAAATCTATTAAAAGATCTACCTAAACCATTGCGATCAACTCGCTGCAAAAGCGGAAACAGTTCTACAGGTCGATTAACAATTGGAGTACCCGAAAGCGCTAAAATCTTCGTAGCTGGAATAGGCAGCATTTGTGTTGATTTGCGCTTGTGACCATTTCCATAAACGGCTTTCGTGCGCTGTGCCTGTGGATTCTTTAAGTACTGACACTCATCTAAAATTAAGACATCCCACTGCTTAATCTTGTCTATGTCTTTGCGAGATTTTTTTACAATGTCGTAGTTGATGATTACAATATTTGTTTGTGGAAATTTGTTTTTTGATTCATGTACACCAATGGTCAGTGATTTATCGACTAACCACTTTTTTAATTCTTTTTGCCAATTCAACTTCAAACTAGCAGGACAAATAATCAGCACTCGTTTAATCTTTAGCTGATTAATTACACCAATAGCTTGAATTGTTTTGCCTAACCCCATCTCATCGCCAATCAAACAATGATCGCGATCCAAGGCGTAAGAAATGCCTGCTCGTTGATAGGGTAGATAAGAAAGATTAGCAGGACATCTAAGATTAACGTCCGCTGTCTTAGCTGAACTTTTTTCTAATTGCTCAACACGCTTTTTATTTTGCTTTTTGTTGAGCTTTCTTTTTTGATAGACAACCCACTTGTCGTCTTTTTTAATGACAAAAACGCCAGACTGCCGTATCTTACTTTTGTGTTGACGCCATAGATGCCAAAATTTTTGTGTTGGCTTTGCGTATCGAATTTGAATCGGGCCATCAACAGTTTCTTCTTGTTGATATGGACCCCAATCCAATCCTAAAGCCAAAACGTCCATAACTCTTCCCCCCAAACACACTTTAACAAACAACTACTATAGTTATATACTCCTTATTAAATTACGTCAATACTTGTTTGCATTTTTATCAAATTAATTAATATGTTTTGCAAGTATGCCGACATCTATAAACACCTGGAATATCTAAACCAGTTCCTGGAATTTCAACGATTTTTCTAAATGCTAAATCATCTTGAAAATCACCAAATGGCTTACCATCCGTTCTTGGCTTTGACCATTTACCAGTCGGCACATATCCATTTTGCCTTGCCCAATGACCGTTGACTATTTGAATACCACCAATAGCTCGGCTATGCCTTTTCTTTTTCCAAGTTGATACATCTGGTATTCCGGTAACATTTTTTGCCAAATCATCGCCTTCACTATGTGAGCGCTGAATGTAACCAAACTTTGGATAAAACAAAATTGCTTCTCTATTTATAGAGGAATAAGCTTTATCTACTTGTATTGCGATATCTGGACTAAAGAAATAATCGACATCTGTAAACCAATAAAACTTAGGCAAATCACCAGAATGTGTGGGTAACTTTGTTGCTCGATTCCGCCCAATGCTGCGACGAAACAATTCCGCATCGCGCATCGCTAATGGAATCAATACGTTACCCATCTGGTCTATATACTCATTAATAACATTAACTGTTTGAGCATCTTCTAAACAAAAGCAAACCACAATATCAATACCAGGAGTATGGTTTGCTGCTGCTTTGATAGACTCCAATTGGATTTTTAAAAAACTAGCATATTGATAATTATTTTTAGCGTAGCAATGTGAAACAAATCTAATCATGAGAGCCTTTCAATCGACGAAACAATACTTCTAAAGGCTTCTAGATCTTCTCGATTATTAATGCTTAATGGCAATCCTGAAATTTCATGTGCGCGAATTGAAAAATCAAAATCTAACCAAGATATCTGTTCTAATGATTCAAAATTAGCATTTGAAGACACAGGAATTCTTTTAATTTCTTGCAAAGTAGACATGGTATATCCATAAATTCCCACATGACCCCATGTCGAAATTCGTTGTCGGCTAAACCATTTGCAATAATTTGTGGGATTGATTGCCACTTTCACCATATCCCGATTCATTTGCTCGATATACTCACCGGAAAGTTTTGAAACCATAGTATCTACAGCACCAATACTATTTCGATTTTCGTACATCATCGAAACATCATTTATTTCAAGCATTGGCTCATCTACTTGCCAATTAACAATGTAATCCTCTTTATGAAATTCCTTTATGGTTGCTGCTGCTGCAACTCTTTGTGTTCCATTTTTGTATGCAACACTATCATCAAAAACTACACCTCCACCAAATCTACAAACCTCGTCACAAATATCTTGACTATCTGTAGCTACTAAAACTCTGGTGGCTTGTGGCACTTTCGATGCGCGTTCATATGTGTGCTGGAGCAAGGTCTTATTATTAATTCGTAATAACGGCTTTGACGGTAGACGCTCGGATTCCATACGAGCAGGTATGATGATAATCACCTTCGGGCTCCCGAATAGGAAACATCGTAATCAAATTGTTCAATAAAACTTAATTCCGCCTCAATCACTTGCTCGTATTGCTTAGAATCCCAAACAAAATTACGAGTTTTAGAATTTACTCTATCTGGCATAACAGGCTTAGTAATATTAAACGTATCGCACAAATCAAAAAAACAATGTGGCGCGTCTTCAATTCGTAAATACGTATGCGCTGAATACGACAAAAACATTTGCCCAACACAACCAGATGCATGATTTAAATAGTTATCTATAAAATGATCGAAATACACCCAATCAGAAGAAAGCTTGGCAAAGCGATCAACAGAAGGCACTCCTAAAATGGCACCTTTGATCACATTAAAATAACTAGCTAACCAATCACAAGGATGGCGTACCATAGAAATCTTATAGATGTCGGTACGTGTATCTGGAAGATGAACTGTAGCCTTGTGACCAATACCTAAACCAGCATTTGCTGCCGCTTGCATAAACCACGTCGACCCACTCCTTGGCGCGGATGCAAAAGAAAAATCCTTATAGTCAATCATCCCCTAAACACCATTATCTTGTTTTTATATTTTGGTTTTGCAATAGCCTCTTTAGCTATATATGTCTTCTCTTCATCAAAAACGAATCCGCCAACCCTATACAACAATTGGCTAATATGACCAGGATGGTGACAATTTACATGTCCATACCCACGGTCTTCTTTACCTGCCCATGTAATGACTAACCATCGGCGAGCTAAATGAGCTAGATTTTTAATAAAATCAGTTTCATACCTAGGTGGAATATGCTCACCAACCTCAAAACAAATTCCCCAAGTAGATTGATGTAAAGCACATTTATTGATATCGAATTTGGACAAATCAAACTCATGAACTAATCCGTTTGTTGCATCCTCAATTCCTGGAGTGCCATCAATCCCTGTAGCACGCCAACCTTCATCACGCATAGCTTGCACATGACAACCATTACCCGTACCAATATCTACAACAGTTTCACTGTGAGGTATCAATGCACGAAACACTGCCATGTAGTTAGGACTAATTCGCTGCCTTGATCCTTGAAACTCTGGAGAGTATGCACCATTTTCTAAGGTTTTATTATCCACCAAATTTTTCCCCGATCTGGTCCATTGACGGTTAAGCCTCTCGCGGCTGCAAATTCATCTACCGCTCTTTTAACATCTATTTTTGAATTCTTTGAATGCCGGTTTCTATAATCATGCCCACTAAATAAACCACCACTTCGAACAGCAGACCACCAAGCATGTAGATCTCGCTTCACTGCTTCATAACGATGATCGGCATCGATGAATACAAAATCCATCATAATCAATCCTTTTGCAGCTCGTGCGCTATCAGTTTGTATGACAAATCTTCGATGACCATGCTTTCTAGTTCTGCTAAGCGCTTGTTCTTTTGCCTGCTGCATATCTTCAATTGATGCTTGGTTCATATTTGAACCTTCATATGGCTTCCAACGATCCACCATATAAAGCATTTTTAATTCGGGTAACTCATTTAAAAGAGTCTCTGATAATTCACCCTGCCAAACACCAATCTCTGCACCAATAATATTATTACTAGTGTGCTGTATTACATGCTCGCGACACAAATGAAGTAAAGTTTTAATATGACTACGCATTACTTAACCACATAATCTTTATAAGGATGATCAACTTTTTCTGGCTCATAGGTAGGATCAAGAAATGGCGGTAAGCGATGGTTGTTACATAAAGGCGACCACTCTTTAGCTTTGCATTTATTAGTCTCTAAAAACTGCTTAAAGATATGAAACCACATAGCATGGCCTCTAACTGCTTTGTTAGGACGCACAAAAGAGGCACCATGACCATGCCAAACAACTACATCATCATCTTCTAAACCTTTAGGTTGATATTTCATTGTGCTGCAATTGTATTTACCACCCAACAAAACATTAACCTGATCCGCATATTTAATTTGCAAACATTGGAATGTGGTTTCGTCTGCAATAAATACACCCGCCGCTTTAATAGACCAATCTCTCCACTCTTTCAAAATTTTAGAATTCTTTTCAGCAGAAAATACACCAACATTTGGACTCGGATAAGGATTCGTTATCGCCTGATTGACATACTCATGCTCTATGCCCTCAATGTCTAACAAACGCTTAATTCGAGTTACCATAATCGGTTTGTTTGTATGCCAATCACAAAATTGAGTTGTGGTGACTTCAAAACCTTCTGATTCGACAAAGAAATCATCAATCGGATTATTAATTAAAGTATCCGCATCTAATAACATCCCACCGCGATCATAAATAATTTCAATCTTATGAATTAGATGGCGCTTGCGTGCCTTTTGACCAGGACTAGCAACTACAACCTGTACATTGTCGTATGCCTTCGCAATCTCTTGGCAAATATCTACAGAATTAATCGTGCAATGTCTGCGCTCTCTGGGAGACATTGCGCTTTCCGGCCAAGCATGTAAATTGATCGGAATGTCTGGAGAATGATGTCGTAAAGTTTCAACACTGCAAACAAGAAAACACGCATGTGCTGGATGAGATAGCAAATAGTTAATTTCTTTAGGTATCATGTTCCATCATTTTTAACGTAAACGGACAAGTACACCAACGCGAGTCAAACAACTTTCGCTTGACATACACACAATCAACTTGTCCTGCATAAGCTTTAGTCGTATGAAAAAACTGACGTACAAATCCAAATCTATGAAGGATCTCATGTATTTGTATAGGAGTATCCCAACCCAAGCCTGGAGGATTACTAGTCAGTTCAACATTTATCATATCCGTATGTTTTAAAAACTCTGTTGCACAATCTAATACTTTTCTTTCTGTGCCTTCACAATCCAACCACAGCAAAGATTTTTTATCTGGTACCGGCTCCCAAACTTTATCTAATTGCCGAACGATAATTGGCACTGATTGATCATACCCGTCTGCAATTGTGCCTTCATGTGGCAATAAACTAGCACCGTCTTTATGACGATTGCGCCAATACAAGGTGCCGCTGCCACAATAATTACTAAAAGCAATTGGCAACATTTCACCTGGATATTTTTCTTGTAGATTTAAAAAAGATTGAGGATGAGGCTCTACTGCAAAAAATTCTGGTTGATCACATAAAAAATCTAAACACTGCCATTCTTCAGCATTTACACCTACACCAACCTGATGAATTACTTCGGGATACCAATTCAGGAACGTTAAAATATTACAAATACCAATACCACTACGTCGAGAAAGTAAACTCTTATCTCCATTCTCAATCAGTTTTTCTATTTTTGATTTCCGAGTCATGATAACGCTCTCGCAGATTGCGCTCGAACTGCATTAATTCCATTTGTCCAAACCCAACCACGCTTCTTTGCACTGAACGTGCGAATTTGACAACCTATACGTGCCGCACAATACCACACATAACCATCTTGTGACGGTACCGGAAGTTGATCTGGTCCACATGTACGTTCCGCCATTTGCGATATGACTCGCGTAAATGCAGTGTTGTAAAAAGAAACATAAGAAATGATTCTCTTATGCTTAACTTTATTTGCTCCCTCCTCTGGGCGCAAATTTAACGGTTTGTTCTGCGCTAATAATTGAAGAGGACTATCTGCACCAGATCCATATTGATCTACCCAGTCATCAAGTTTCAACATTTGATTTGCTGGTTTTGTATATCCCCATGGTGGTGAAATAATTGCAGGTTGAAACTCAAACCAACTTTCATCAATCCAATCATCATCACCTGTAGCAACCATGTCCGTATCTATTTTTAACCAATACGGTGTAGAAACCGTTATTGCAGGGACATGCACAAAACCAGCAAGCATTTTATATCGCTGTGGATTTGACCATTTAGAAGAATTGTTACCAGCAAATTCAGTATTTCCTGATTGAGGCCAAGGAACGTATGTAATTTTCATCGACGCTTTTGCTTTTAACGTCGATTGGATTTCATGTGCAGTTACCTCAGATCGATCATAAAAAATTACAAAAGGTTGCTGCATCAATGATGGTTTGTTTGCTTGCCACGTTTCCCATGAATAAGCAAGTTGTGTTAAATGTGCTTTATCAACACCGATAACTATCGTGTAGTTGGTAAACATTTAGCTATATCTCGATGCAAAGCTTCTATTGAATCTATCCCACCAACATCCAGACGACAAATATCATCTGCTCGGCAGGTACCCCCACGATCCGGCCAATACACTTCAACCATTTCACCATCTTCTAATACACGAAATCGATGTATGACTGTAGAAGGTACCGTATAGTGATCGCCCGCATTTAAAATCTTTAATGTTTTTAAAGAGGGATCGTAATTAGTAATAGTCGTATCCCATTCTTCAATTACAACCTTACCGCTAATAACATAAAAAGCATTTGCTCGATCTTCATGATAATGACGAGAACATCTTGTTCCTCGTTTTACTTTTAGATGACTTACTGCGGCTCCTTGATCACAAAACATGTGAACCACTTCACCCCAACATTTCTTTTCATGTTTCGGTGTAAACGGACCCATTAATTTTCATCCTTTTTATACCAATCTTTAATGTCCCAATTCTTAGGCATATGCTGTTTGCAAATTTCTAAAGCCCTTTCATATGGAACATAGGGAAATGCACGCAAATGCGAATGCTTATTGCAATTGAAAGTTTGAAACCCATAACGTTCAAAGACTGGTCGCAATCGCAGAAACCAATTATTAGAAATCTCGTAATGACGATTATTTGATCTTACTGCACTACTGTCTCTTTGTTCGCCAAATGCATAATTCTCATGCAATCCCGCATCAGGATTCATATAAAAATCAACACCTAACAAAAAGATAGTTCGACATCCTAAATATTGAAGAAGCCGTAAACCTAAGAAGGTTGTATTTGCGCAACGAGGCTCTCCCAATTTATTATGACCTTGTTTTTGATTTCCCCATGCTGCACGAGTCGTAGAAAACCATGTGTCATCACAGGCTAACCAACTACGTCTGTCAAAACCCCAAACGTTAGGACACTCATAAGTATGCCTACCTGTAAATTCGTAAGTACCATTTTCATGACAATGGCGTAATTTAGCTCGATTATTTTTTAGCTTAGGGATGGGCACAAATTTCATAATTTTGGGATCTTCCCAAATACCACTATGAAATTTTTGAGGAGGATCGCTACAAACAAACGCGCTAACAGTAGGTGGCACCTGCAAAGGATCAACACCTTCTGGAGTGTAAGCAGCAACGTTATTAACACCCAAAGAAAACACCCCACGATCACCTAATCGCAAAGTATCTATTTCTTTAAGAGAAGGACCACCGCAAACTAAAAATGCGGCTTTGCCTGCAAGCATCCCTCTAAGAGAATCCGTTTTTTTACGAAAACGATCCGTTATATGTAACGGATCTAAATATTTGTCACTGACTAACGGATCTTCATGATTGACATAATCTGAACACTTTGAGCAATCTTTTAGTCCAGTATGTCGCCGATTAGAAAATCGAGTGCAATGTCCATGATGTGGGCACTCGTATATGGGATGGTCGGCATCAGGCCACTTATTTTCCTGATTAAGCTTGCCTAAATATATACAAGGCAATACGCCATCTGATTTAGGTGGACCATTGCCACCTCGACACTCTTTATGTGACTCTGGATCACTGACTGTGTGGTGAAAAGTACAATGCCCTGCTGCATCGCATTTGCAAGAAATATCTTTTGAAAATTTGCTAACAGGCGTTTGCTTTTCCAACTCATTATCCATAACGCATCGCTCCTTCTACTTGATTGTAGTTCAGATGCGCTAAGATAATCAAGGCTTTACATCAGTCTGCATTACCTGTATTTCTTAATGGCGTATAAAAATAAGAATCAGATTCGAACATCAATCGCAAATCATCTTTTCGCACAAAATTTTCACGAATTTCTTTTTTTAATTCACGCAGATCTACATCAAGTTTTTCCATTCTGGAAATAATATTATCAACACGCTCTAACGTGATTGGATGCCCTGTCGTCTGATGATGTACCGTCATTTGATGCTCTATAGTATCTAATCGTTTTATGATTGGAGATACAGCAGCATCAATTCGTTCTTGTTTTTGCTGCGGAGTTTCCATGCGCGTATGCATGATGCCACCAAACCAGAAAGCAAATGAAGAAACCACAACTAGTGGTGCCCAAAGATCTTTAACAATTGAATATAACGTTGATCGTATATTTTCTTTATTCATGTCGCCACTAGCTGTAATAAGACGGCCCCTATTCTTATTATTTTATCAAATTTTAGATTTTTCGTAGTAAATGGCGACTCTATATACTATTGCAATTACAATCCTAGCAAGCCATTTAGGCATGGAATCTGAAAGACCTGCTACTATCTCTCTTCGTATCCGTCGCCAATTAGTACGCTTTCGCTTACTTCTCATTTCATGCTTTAAAATTAATTGATTGACGACAGTTTTACGATTCTTTCGTAACGTCTTAACATCCGTTAAATCTAAATAACGAGCAGTTGCATCACAGCCGCAACCTCCTTGACTGCGTATGCCTAGATGATGAAACCAAGCTTTAAGAGTTGTTCCTATTCTGGTTTTATCAGAACCAACACGCACATAAGGAACATTACAAGCTTCAAGAAATTCTAGATCTGCGTAATAAACCCAAAGAGGTTTTATCGTAAAAATTTTATGGCGATTGCCATACGGAATTTTTACAACTTGCTTATCTTGAATTTTAAACGTGACTTTGATGCCATCTTTTATTTGACGACCATGAATGAACATGTACCTAAGACCATGTAATGACCACGGTTGTTCGCTGATCAGCAGATGGATCGTTTGGATCAGCTCTATTAATTATCAATCCACAAGGAATTCCATCTGGATTAATTTGTGAGAAAAAGTCGTTTTTGCAACCAACAAAAGTATGTATTCCAAACTGCTGACCACCAAAAATACCATCTTTATTAAATTCTTTTGCAAACGCTTCTTCATCACCATCGTCATCAAACGTTTCTCTTTTTTGGAAATTAGGTACGCCACCAATAGTATATTTTCCATCCGTATCAAACCAAGACGCTTTACCTATAGACGCATACCATTCACCTCTGTTTTGTGTATGACTTTGCCCAAAAATAAGATCAAATGTACCTACCGAATTAAAATGACAAATTTCATTCATAGATGGCACATTCTCTGCATCAACTGCTGCATACATATACTGCGCCATATCATCTGTGCCATCTGTTGGCGGACGATAAGTAGCATCTGCAAGATCTAACGAATTATTTCGTTCATGACCCCGATAAATCGGATGTCCTGGTGGATATAAATGCTGCATAACACAGTGTGTAATATCTCCACCCGAACAACTTGCTTGAACACGATACCACCTAGTAATCGTTTCAGGATCTAAAGGCTCTTTAGCATCCACAGACATATTCCAACAATCACTAGGATGATAATCTGTGATTATAACTTCATTTAAATCTATAGAATCTCCAGGAGCCGATTGCTCCTCCTTAAACATTTGTTTTATTTCTCCAGTTAAAGGATCAAGCACTACATAACCAATATACGGATCATCCCAGTCTGTTGTAGGCTCGCCACCTTCTCCTTTAATCAAATAAGATACTCCATAACCACGAACATCTTGAACAACATCAACACTAAATTCTCCTTGCCACCAACCATCATAAGCACTAAATACCGCAAAAATTATTTCATTATCTGATCGTGGTGAAAGGTTTCTAATTTTTTCTTTTGTCACATAATGCATAGTCACTTCACCAATGACTGCCATTGATTCATGACATTCTTCAAACCCAGCACCTGAATGTGAAAAACGGGCTGTCATTGTCGAATTAGTGCTCGGGCAATCAACAGAACCCCAACAACACCATTCATAAATTTCTAATGTTTCTGTTAAGGTAATACCTGTGTTTTCCGAAGTCCAAGTAAGTGTCATTTCTTCGCCAGTCGGCCTTACCCATCCTTCAGATTCTTCTGGTACATCACAATCTGCAACAATCCAAGCACCTTTTGTGATATATCCAGGGTCACATATATTTGAAACATCATCTAATCTTTTAACAGTTCCTCGATAAGCACAACATTTTGACGAGGAATCTCCCTCAACCTCTCTTTTTGCACATTCACATACATAACCGCACCACATAGAGTCACTTTCTTGACAACAAATGGGCGCATACATGTTCCTTTGCAAATCCCAATAGGCAATAACAACATCACCTACTTGATAGTCCTTATCTATAAAAGAACCATCCATAGGAAAGGGTCCAGTAGTTTCTATCATGAACCACTTACCCTTATCACGATCAAAATAATGTTCGTGAACCAGATAAACTTTTAACTTTTTATCACCTTGTGCTGCGTTTTCGAATTCTACCGTGGTTGAACCTACAACCTCTACCACTCTTTGATGGTGAGGAATCGGGCTGGATTGCGTAGCGAATGTGCCCGCATTGTATAAATGGTTGGGGGCACCGCCTGAAGATTGACCACCCTGACGAACACCAGAGCTTAAATCATTTAGATACTCTGCTGTTATATGCTGACCGGGATGCTTCTTTGGAAATAGTTCATGCATTAGTGAACTTTCAGCACTTTTTAATTTTCTTTATTTATTTCGTCTATTTCAGCAGAAAAGATTTGCATCAAATTTTGAGAAGGGAACAATGGCTTACCATCATCAAAATATACTTTTTCCCACTGACCACGTTCTGGATTCCAAATATGATTATGACCTCTCACAGCTTTAGCATTCGCATCCGCTTTGCGGTTGTATTTTCTAACTTCTGAAAAATGCAAATTTAATGTGATAGTCTTATCATCTTCACGATTATCCTCTGCACGAAGATCATTTTGAATATTTAATAATTGTGCTTGTTTTCGAGGATCTAACGGTTTACCTGTATCTGGATCTTTTTCACCTCTACTTAATTCATCACCGATTGCCATACCCAACACAGCAGCATTTGTATACTCTTCTTCAAAATCAAATCCTAAAAACAAAACTGTTTCTTCAGGAGCACCAAAAAATATTTCCATCTTTTTATCATTAATTGTTCCAACTAATGATCTCAAAAGAGGCAAAAGTGTTTGCCTAAATAACGACCGATCAATACTAGGCCACTCTACAGACCATGTAATGGTTGGCGTCATGATTTGTAATGGTAACTGTGGCTGTTTAAACGATTGTGCAGTCCCACCATCATCACCTTGTACTTTAGCATTCGGTGCAGGAGACGTTAGCACTTGGCCCGATGCTCGGGCAGATATTTTATAAGGCTGGTCGTCTTCTTGTTCTTTCGTTTCATACTGAACAGTTACTTTAGCTAACGTATCGTACGTCTCCGCTGGAGCCCAATAATCCGCTGCAAAAAAATCAATTGGACGACCACCTGTAAATGCTACCGCTGAAATATTAGAGGTTTGCAATCGAGTCCCCGGCAAATAACGAGTCCTTCGAATTGCCTGTTTACCTTTAGTATTGTTTGTTGGCGGAAAAGATTCGTTAATAAAAGCAACCACATAATTCCAAGGCATTACTAAAATTTCTGTAGCAGATGCCTTATTCTCTTCGACACTTAATGACAAATCCATAACACGATATGGAATGCCTGCTTTAGTTTTTAAACGCCATGTGGCTGGCAGTCGTGGATCAGTCATTATCTACTCTTTAAAGTTCCTGGTCCGCCGTTTCGATGCTGCTCTTCTTGGATATCCAATTGCCGTTGCTGCATCGCATTACCGGCTTCGAGCGCATTTAATTGTTTCTGATCAGTATCTTCACCAAACATCATGTCTTGTATAGAAGAAGCCAGTCCAAGTAAATCAGTCGCTCCATAACTAAACCCCGATTTAGAGTCTTTTTTAATTTGAAGAGCTGGTGCAGCAGGTTTGTCAAATGCCTCTGGTGGTTTTGGTCTTGTCGCATCTGCAAAACCCTTCATAAAATTTCGTCTTTTTTCTTCAAATTCTCTTTTAGACCTTTTTAAATCAGAACTTTCAGAAGTCTTCATGCTAGCTTTCATCTCTGCATATGCACCTTTGAGATATGCTGCATTTTCACCCGCTGATTTAGAGATACCGTTAAAGGCGTCTTCTGCATGATCAGTGATTTCTAATATCATCTGTCCAAACTCATTTGAAACATCGCCACCTGTAAAAGCGGCCCAAATCATCTTTCCTAAGCCTTTAAAAATACTAACAGCCGATTTACCAAAAAGAGCTAAATACTCTAGAAGGTTTTGTAATTGTTGTCTCATACCTAATTGAAGCGCTTTCATCGCAAACCATGCATATTGCGGAAAGTTTTTCCAAAAATTCACAGTCCAGTTTTCTAATTCATAGTATTTAAGTTTTACACCAGCCATAATTAAGTCCCATGTCATGGACCAATTATCAAGAACAAAACCTAACATTTTAACCCAAGGCAAAACAAAGTCTGTCAAAAAGGCTAACCACTTCTCTTTAATCTTGACAAACATTGGAATAAGTGCAGTACCCAATGCTTCTTTTGTGTCATTCAATTTGTTATTAACAATTTGCAATTGACCTGCTGGCGTATCTGCCATTGCTTGTGCTACACCATCTACCTGACCTTTAACAGCCGCTAACAAGATTTCTTGTGCTCCAAGCAAATTACCCTGTTCCATCAATAGCTGAATGCGTTCTTTATCATCTGGCAAAATGGAAACACCAACACGCTTTAACGCAGAAACACCTTGGATTGGGTCTTCTAACGCTTTACCCATTTGAATACTAGCCTGCTCAATACTACCAAATCCAGTATGAGCAAGATCTAAAGAAGCTTGTGTTGCATCTCTAAAAACCTCTCCTTGGACATTTTTAAATGTGGCTAATTTTCCCATAGCATTTAGGATTTCTTCATCGCCAATAGTTGATGCACTTTGCATCTCATTAGCCATGTCTCCTAATTGTTCTGCTGAAAATCCTGCTGCATGGCCTGTCGCTTTGAGAACACCTTTTACTCGTGCCATTGCTTGAATTTGAGTTGTCGCTAACTCAATAGACTCGCCTGCTAATCGCCATCCACGAAAGGCTAAAGCGGTTAATCCCAAACCACCAGCCATCATTTTCATCTGACGTTTAGACCATTTAACAAGCTTTTTTAATCGCTTCTTAAAGTCTTCTGTTTTTTTACGTCCGTCTTTATCATCGATTTGAATTTTAACGGCTAAGTTTGCAATTTGTATTGCCATAACTATCTCACATTTTTGGGTTAATTAACCCATCAGCAGAAAACTTTTTAACTGTACCATCTGCCATACGCACTTTAATGTCATTATTTTCATCAGCTAATGTCACTGCCTGTGCCTGATTCATTTTGACAATGCGTTTGCCATCTTGGCGTTTTAACAACTCTGGTTCTGTTAAACGAAAGTAAATTTGGTAAGGAGTCATGTCACCAACTTCTTGTATCGTATAACCACCACCTCCATTTATTGAACTCTCTACCATACATCGAATATGGTAAGGAGTTACTCCCGCTAATAAATCAGGAACATTAACTACTAATTGGGCCGCATACGCTTCTGCCTGATCAGCTTCGCTGCGGCCTATTAATTTCCCGCATCTGCTGACGAAACATCTTCTACAACGCCAGCCGCTGTAATCAAATCATCTGGGGACCAATCAAGAATTTCTTGCTTAGTTACATCTGGATGATGTTTTTGTAAACCACAATGGATGATGCAAGCCATGCCTTCATATGTCGATGTGGCCCACCATGCATCATAAGGAACTCGAACTGCTTTTGGCATCTGTTTCGTTATTCGATGAACGTCTTGAGGCGTAACTTGCTCTCTATCTAATGCAGTAGATAAATATCTTCTTGCATCTTCGTCATCAACATCAAAAACATCAGTCCATTCAAGACTAACCAATAGCTCTTTAATCTTTTTACTAATGGGCACTTTTTCACAATCATAAGCAACACGCATAGGCAAATCAGTAACTTCTAATTTAGAAGCTTTCGTCATCGCTTCATGCATCATTGCGTCACCATTGGGCAGCAAATCCATGTTGTCTGCCCAAGTTTTGATGTAATTGCGTTTGTAATATTGCAAAGCTTCTTTTTGAATTTCAGTCAATTGTTTTAACGACAGAGGACTGACGTTATATTCAGTCCCCTTTACTGTTAAAACTTGACCGGCACCCAAAGTAGTAGCCATTTCACTACTAACACCCATAACATCCTCCCCTTGCAAAAACTAAAACTATGATTGAGACGAGTCCGTAATACTCTTAACTGGCGCGCCTGCTTGTCCTGGACGATAGTACATGCCATCAGCACCCCAAGAAGATTCATAGCCAACAACTTCAGCACTATCAATGTCGATAGTCATGTTGAAATCATTACACAAAGCTCTTGGGAAATTGAAATACTTAGTACCATTAATCCACAACGTAACATCAGCAACTACACCAACATAAATCAAAGACCATGGTTCGCTTGCTGTGTCATACTTTCCTGCTGCATTGAACGTTGCATCTAGCCGACCACGCAAACGATTCGTGTAACCAGCACTATCCGAATCGCCCCATTCACTACTAGTCGCTAAAGTAGGATTTACATCCCAAGATGTAATTCGTGCCACCGTAGTTGCACCAACTTGGATTTCCCCACTTTTTCCCGTAATACAATTAACTGAAGACATTTATTTAAACTCCTATGGACCCGAAGTCGTCGAACTATACGACGACGATGATTGTGAACTTGCAGAACTCGGTGAACTCGTAGAGGCTGTTGTGAAACTCTGTGAGCTTGAAGAATCAAGTTCAAGACTACTTGATGAAGTACTAGATACTGACGACGATGATGAAGTAGAACCTGTGGTGCTACTTCGTGACGAACTGGACGCAGACGAGGACGACGAACTCGAATTTGAAGACGATGAATCGTCTGCATCATGGCGACCAACGACAATAATCGAATAGCCACAATCTGCGCCATTTGCCGTTAATTTGATTCTGTGATTACTTGCATCTGTAACCACAAATCCAGGATCTGCCACTGCCATCTTTGCAATCGCACCACCACCTGTAATACCACCACCTGTTGCTGCGGTATGCGTCCCCATTGGAGACCAGCCATTTGTAGAATCTGGCTCTACTTCTAATGTACCTGATGCTGTTCTAGCATTCGTATTAGCTACCGCTATATACACTATTTCAGCTAACGCCAATGTTTGACCTACAGGATCGCGACCATCACCTGTACCACCATCGGTGCCAACAAAATCATAAAGATCAATAACTTCAGAAGCACCTGATGAAATTGATCCGTTGCTTTTGAAAAACACACGATCTGCTTCATTAACTTCAATGCCACTGGTCGGTTGATTTATACGATCCTGAGAAATAACCGCTTTACTAATATATTCGGCATTTGCACCAAACGTATTCTGTACAGTAGTTGCCGCACTAATTGTTAATGTTGTGCTTTGTAAACTACGTGCCATTATGACAATTCCCATCTAGGATTTTTAAACAGAGCATCAACACGAACCGTATATTCTATAGCCCACATATACACACGTTGGTCCATCCTAGAACCTTGCGAAAAAGTATGCATTGTGCATATGTGTTGGCCCCCATCTATATTTAATTCCAATTCGGTTTCAGTAGTATGCCCACCAAACACTTTTGAAACTTCTTCATTTAATAAATATGCAACTTCTTTAGCCGACTTTGAGCCTACTTGCTCTGCCCAAATTTCAAATCGAATAGGCACATCAACAGTTGCATGATGTTCATAAATATCGTGCCCAGACATCCGAGTAATAACAGTACTTTGCTCAATATTAACTGTGCAAAATGGAAATGGATGTTCTGGATTAGCTACTGTGTCAAAAAAATATGGCGACTTGCCCCCATACTGCGAAAACGCATCGTCTAATTCACCATCAACCCATGCTTGTGCAATCGCTTTATGTAATTGAGGTTCAAACATGCACTAAACCTGATTTGCAAATTTTGCAAAATGTTTGGGGAACATTGATCTCATATCTCTAAACAAACGAACAATAGTCGGTATTTCTTCTTTAATAGTTCGCATCATAAAAGAACGGCGTTTAGTAAATTCTAATTCGATATTGTAAGGCTCTGTGCCTGGAGGCAAACTGGAACCTACATAAAGAGAAAGCTGATCAGCAGTAACCCACGAATCAATGCCATCACGCAATGTGCCTGTTCTCATTCTTGGAAATTCACCACGTTTACTTGGTCGACCATTTCTAGCAGGCTTGCTCAGATTTTCTTGAATTTGACCAGCTACATGATCTCCGATACGCACCAACACATCTAATCCAGTTTTGGCGATAATGAAATTGCCGTCTCCACCCTTCCAATCTAAAGAGCCTGCTCTCTGTATCACGTAATACTTGTTTTCTTTTTGATAATCAGACTTTTTTAACGTACCTTTTCGCTTAGTTTTTGCCATTCTAAGTCCCTCAGAGCCCCTCTAAGGGGCTCTTTTTATTTTAACAATAGATCAATGCCTATTTTTGAAAAACTTGTTAGCGAAGCCCCTAGCGATTCAAATTGTCTTTCCAAGCTTCAAAGTCTTTTTCGTATCGTGGCTGCGTATTTGGTACTTGTGAACCAGGATTCAAAAGATAGTTTCCCGGCAAAGCATCTACATCATCCAATGTAAATTTGGGACCGCTTACCCACCGCGCCTCATCAGCATTTAGGATGTGATACACTTCACGACACAACGTCTTCATTCGATCTTTATCTAAGGTGCCTTGGCGTTTAGGAACGCCCTGCACAGGCTGCAAACCCTTTGCAATCAATCCACGATTAACTGTGTCCAACTTAGATTCATCTTCAGCTAAAGGATCGACTATTTCATAGCTATATTCTGCTGGATTTACCTTCAAAATATGACCAGGAACCATTGGCAATGTCGCCAACCCTGCGGCTTGATCAATCGGCGTCATTTTTTGCCCAGTACGTTGATCCGTAACTGTTTTGTTGGATTCAATCCGACCTCGCAAACGCTCACCAGTAATGCTTGCTAACAGCAAATCGCCATTCCTAGGCGTATCTGCCTCAACTGAAAACATCGGTACGCTGCTCGTGTTTTTTTTAGTTGCTTCTACCATTTAATTTTTCCCCTATGCGAAATAATAAAAATGCCCACCCACCCCAATCGCACAGGGGGGGATGCGATTTTAGGGGTAGGTGGGACATTTCCGACAATTCTAAACCCCCACGACGAGGCTAGTCATTAAGACGGAGCAGTCGTCGTTACTGCCGCTTGAGCACCACGTTCCAGTTGTCCACCGAATCGTGCCATAGCGGTAATCAACATGTTGTTACGACGCATCAGTTCATCGCCCTCGCGGCTTTCCGCGATTTCGAGTCCCTTACGACGATACATACGATAGCCACCCATCAGAGCATAGAAGATCTGAGTGTTTGCAAGGCTTTCGTTGATCTTATAAGGAACGCCCATCCACTGATAATTCTGCGAGTAGTCGTTTCCATGGAGACGACGATCATCAGAAGCACCAACTGGAAGCGATTTCATGCGCTGGTAGCTTTGCTCGGTTCCACAGAAGACTGCGGTATTACCGATAGCACGATGCTCGGCTTTGGCTACGCCAAATCGAAGCAATTCGTAGTTACCCAACGAAGTAGTACTAGCAAAGTTGACACTCGTCGTGCCTGCTTTGTTCATAATACCTTCAGGCTGCGTAGTACCGTTACCAGTAGCAATACAATCATCGAGATCTTCGAGAAGACGCTCACCATACTGCTGCGTAATGATGGTACCGAAATCAATCGGTGTATCAGACATAAAGTCCAAACCGACATGGATAGCACCCTGCCAACGATGGATCGTGGTATCGAATGCACTGACATACGAACTCGTGTTAAACAACGAGATCGAAGTATCATCTACACCACCCCACGATGCCGTTACGTTAGCTACCGATACGCCTTCAATGCGACGACCGCGATCAATCGGTACTTGATTGACGAGCGGGAACAATTCGCCATTGAGAAGCGGAGTCTGGATAACCAAATCGTCAAAAACGATAGGTGCAGCTTCCGTACCACCCGAAGTAGCGTCATCGATCAACGCTTTAAAACCACCAGGAATGCCTTTCATCTGCTTACCATCTACGTCCCAATCCATGGACGTTCCGGCATAGTTCAGCAATTCTTTTTCGTGGTTAGGGAGGGTTTCAAAACCGAACGTTGGCGCTCGGCCTTTAAGAAACGTGTTGAGCTTAAACTTCCACCAAGCACCTGCAACAGCCTTGTCGAGATCGCTAGGCGTTTCCATCTGGCGACCCGTTTCATCAACAACGGGCTGACCTGCCAACTTGTGGCGATTTCCAGACTTCGTGGTTTCGGGGAAATTCAAAGCGCTTTTCGATGTGTTGTACATCTCATGTGCGCCTTTGACACGAATCTCAGCATCGCTGCTTTCTTGAGCGATGTCCGCAACGGCCTTCTCAACGGCAGGAGCTTCTGATTTTTCTTCCTGTGGTTGAGCAAAACTAGCCAAAGCATCACTAATCGATTGAATGGATTTCTCCATGCTTTCGAAGCGATTCTGTACTTCTGCGGCTTTTTCTTCTTCGGGATCAACTTGCAATTCAGCAAACTTATCCACAGACAACGTACCGTCTGCCAACGCTTTGGCGGCAGCAGCGCGAAAATCGTCATCAGATGCTGCATCAACAACATCACAATTCTCAACGATCCACGCCTTAAAAAGACTGGTCAACTTCATTTTTATACCTCAAACTATGTTGACTTTTATTTAAACGGTTATCAGCACTTACTAATAACCCGTTAAATCCTATAGAAAGTTTTTAAATGCCCGAACAATCAGGCTTTTATCTTCTTGAAGCAATACAGCTAAAACATCTGCAACTTGCTTCAAATCTTCAGGACTCGATTGGAACAACAAAGCTTTAGCGTCTTGAATTGTAAAGTTTGTTACATATTCAGTTTCATCTACAGTTTGTTCCAAAACCGCATACAACAAGTTGCAAGCACGTTCTAATGTGGCAAATTCACCTGTGCCTAAATCACAAACAGGTTGACCACTAGAATCTGTTTTACAAACTGCTGATTTAACTGCTTCAAGATCATCATAAACAGCTTTTAATTGCTGATATGTATTCTGCGAAAGCTTACTGTCAGCCTCTACAGATTTATACTCTTCATCATCATCAGATTCTTCTTCATCTACTTCTTTCTCATCATCTGATGATTCTTCTTCCTCTTCTTCCGCAAAAGGATTTTTCTCTTCTACTTGTTCGTCGGCAATTTCCTTTTCGGAGTCTTCTGAATCTTCTTCGTCTCCATGTTCATCTTTAGCTTCGTTTGCTCGTTCTCCGCAGCAGTTGCTGCATTCGCATTCTGAGCATCCGTTGCCAGAATCTTTGGCTTCTTCTGAAACGATTCCGTCTCCGATTGCCTTTTCATCTGCTGCATCATCGACTTGTTCGTTCTCATCTTCAGTAAACTCCGCTTCAACTGCGACTTGAATTGGCATTTCTTGGCGAATATTTTTAGCGTACTCTGTAACCACTTGTGATTTCAAAGTACCTTTTTCACACAATTCAACCATTCGTTCAGACATTTCAGCATCAACATTGCTAGGAACGCTAACTATCGATTCTTCCATGATTTCAAATGATTTAATATTAAAACCACCAGTTTTAACATCATCATCATCAACCAACTCTTCCCAATCCAATGCTCTAAAGCCATGGGAAAAACGAGCCATGTCATTGTCGACCATCACAGCCGCATCATGACTTAACTCATTCATATCGACGATTGCAGAAACCATAACCAAACGATCTTTTGTATGTTCTTCAACATACAATGCTTTACCAATCGGAAGATTATGAACATGCTGCCATAACAACAACATCTTGGGATCAGGTGATGCACCTTCGGTACGTAAAATATCACCGTCACGATCAATACGTGGAGTTGTTAAAACATGTTTAAAAACCATCAATGTATTTTTAGGCACGTCAAAAGAATATTCTTTTGCCGCATCTGCAATTGTCATTGATTTAGTCACTTGCATATCTTGATTAGAATGCACCAATGTACTTTTGGATTGCTGCAAACAATCAGCAAATGACTTTGTTTGAGTTGCTGCAAATTTATAGCAATTGTCGAGACCGATAGTTTCCTGAAGTGTGGAAACATAACGATCCGCAGTCATTATGCCGTGATTAAATTCAGTTTGCTTGGTGCCGCGCTGTCGTACGGCATCTAGAAGTGATTTCACAGTAGATCCTCCTAACTGCCCAGACGAGCTTTGCCAGTAGCCCAAATTTTGGTCAACTGCTCAACTGCCGCCTCATTATCTTTATTGATTTTGCTCATCCAAGTAATGACTGAGCCAGTATCAACATTATCAGAACCTCTTGGCACCCCTTCGACTACAGCGCTGCGATCCCTACTGGCTCGCAATTGACGTAATCGTTGTTGTGATGCTTCGACGAGAGACATGACAACGGCAACATCAGCACGTTTAATTGTACGGATGACGTTGTTAAACGTTTTGTCCGCAAGTTCAACTTGAATATTACCCATTTATTTAAATCCTGTTTTAGTCTAAGAGCTTGATGAACTAGTACTCTGCGAACTCATCGAACTTGTACTCGACGAACTTGAATTCGAGCTAGTTGAGATAGAACTGCTACTAGCTGACAAAGAACTACTTGAAGACAAAGATGACGAGCTTTGCGACGAACGCGAAGAGCTTTGTGATGAACTAACAGAACTAGACTCTGAACTAGTAGAAATTGAGCTAGTAGATGTCGATATTGAACTACTCGATGATGTGCTACTAGTCGAACTCTCCGAACTAGAGCTGAATGATGTAAGCGAACTTGCAGACATCGAACTACTAGATAACGAACTGAACGAACTTTCAGATGATGACGACGACGAGTTGCTAGACGAACTTGACGACGAAACTGAAGAGGATGACGACGAACTATCAGATGACGAGCTTTGCGAACTAGACGACGAATTCGAAGAAGTCGAAATCGAACTTGACGACGAACTGTGCGAACTAGTTGAGATAGAGGACGAAGACAACGAGCTTTGTGAACTTTCGCTCATATCTTCCATCGAAAGTACACTAAGCCCATTACTAGATGGACCAGGAAAAAGCAATTCACCTGTAGAAAATAATAAAATTCTAGGCTCGCTTACAGCGCCGCCAGAATGCGTATCAGTTACGATCAATTGATATATTTCATTAGTATTTAATGTTTGAGTCGTAACTTCAGTGCTACCGGATAAATTCGTACTCACACTATTTGCTGGCATGGTATCATCACCAGCACGAGGCAAACGTTTAATAACTACGTTACGTTGTGATAACGAATTAGCCGGTCCAAGATATATAGTGACTTGTCGTTGTGCCATGTTTTATATTCCGGTTTTGGACCAAATGACCAGTTAACTTTTTATTTTACCAAATTGTTTCTATATTCGATCACAATTTCTGTTCCAAACGGTTTTACAAGAACTGGTATTCCAGAACCTGCCCATTTCTCAACAGCTTGCCGAATCTTGTCAATTTCTTGAGTTGACAATTCTGGATCAGCGACATCAATTATGATTCGCGTACCTGGAGGTAACTCACAAGTACGAACGTTGACTAATCTTGCCATTCCATTTTGACCATTGGTTGGTTGCAAAGCGTATTATTGACATCCAACGTCCATTGCGCAACATCACGCAATGCCAATAATTCAGATCTAGTGTGTCTATAATCGCCTTGTTGAAATCGATAATGCATAGTACGCCAACGCTTACACGTCGATTTAAATTCTTCTGACATTGGTGGAGGCGTGCCGTGTGTTCGATGATGCCTATCCACCACGATTCTAAAACGATCTGTTACTTCGTTTGATAAGTACAAAGTATCTGGATTAGCTGCCTGTAGATTTTCGCTCATCGCTTCCTAAAATGTTCTTTTAACATAAATGCATATATACGATTTCTAGTAGCCCTTCTGGGCATAACGGTACGTTTATCTATGAACAAGCGCTTTTTATTGCGCTGATTCATCTGTTTGGAATTCGTGCATAATTGTGCATAGACAGTTTATACGATGCTCTGGTGGCAAAGAATGGTGGGCAGGATAGGGAACTTCTATACCATCTAAGTCCCACATACCGTTTTCATTTTCAGGAACTCCATCCAAACTAGCATGTGGATCTCGGGTTGTTGGAAGCAACGCCGATACCCATATCGATTTAATTGGCAAATGCGCATCTTCTCGCAAAGATTTAACTGTTGCTTTACGAGCAGCATTTAAACCATTAGATACTTCAGTTTGACCAATCAAACGTCCTTTAATCTGTCTCCAGCTTTTACCAAAAACAGAACCTAAGAAATTTTTAAATTTACTAGTATTCGATTGTGTGCCAACACCATCTACTGTAAACATGCGCTGTGCTCTAATAACACCTCGCTCCACTTCTTCCTGTATGTGAAACGCAATTTGATTCCAATAAGACATCAATGCCACAGCACCAAGAATTAAAGCAATTTCATTTAAGATACTTGGTGGCGTTTTTTGAACCTCTACGGCTAAATATTCCCATTCACCTTCTTCTAATTCTTCAATGGGAATTTGCAGCACTGCATTATCAGAAGGAGCCTTAGATTGTTGAACCAAATCTAAATACAGATTTGCTTCGCGGCTCATAGAAATTGCCAAAATGCGAATGGTTTCTTTTTTAAGATCACGTCCTAATTGATCTCTAATATCATCCGGCAATAAAGCAATTTTAATTTCAGATGTATCTATATTAGTTATGTCATCTGAAATTAAACCATCGACATTTTCAATCATATTGTCGACAGTTGTTTTTAGAAGAGAATCTACAACAGACGCAACTTCACTAATCGTGCGTTCACGATTTCGCTCATATGCTTCTTTAGAAAGAACTCTAAAATATTTGGACGTTGTAGCTTGTACTGCCCTAGTTATCTTCTTTATCAGATTTCGATCCATCTTTATGATTCTCAAGAATATCCAAGGGCGCTCGTAATGCCGCTACAGCATTACGCAATTCCATCATTAACGCCTTTTCTTCTTCATCTTCTTCATCTACAGCATCTGCATCTGAATCCGATTCTTCATCATCGTCTTCAGCTACAACTTCATCTTCTACAGGCAATGCAGGATCAATACCTTGCAAAGCTTCTGGTACTTCTTCAGGTTCTGGAATAAGCCGCTCTACTTCCGATTTAGACATGCTGAACAAAATTTCTAGCAGCGTTCTAGCTTGCTCATGATCGATGTTTCCAGCACCATTCATAGACAAGATATTCATTAAATTTTGAACACCTTGAGTAGATGAAAGAGATGGGTCTTTTTGAGTTTCTTCAACTGGTGGAAGATTTAAAAATGCACGATATTCATTTTTAGAGATATCGCCATTAGTCCTAGCCTCTCTCATATTTTGAGCTTGAAGTTGCAAATCTTCAGCTTCACACTTCTCATACCAAAACATTAATTTTGGATCGATATGTGTTTGCACAAGTTTTTCAACCAACAAGCTGGTCATGCCCAATAAAATATTAACTCGATCACAAAATTGCTGACGAATTACCGTTGCTTGAGCATAACCACCTACATTAGATAACTCACCTAGCATAAATGGATGGACGCCTAGAGATGAAAGGATTCTAGTGCGCACCTTATCTTCTGATTTTTCCCATCCCATTTCATTTTGAGTAGCACTTAAACGTTGAATGCTATCAATCATCCCATCAATAATGGCAGGATTTCCATAGTTATGGACGCCAGTCATAACTTTACGAATAGCATTTGTGACTTGTCGACGTTGTGATGCCGATAATCTAGGCCGAACTCCATCAGACATAGCATCTGGATGCGGTTGTTTTCCCATAGAAACAATTACTGATGGAAAAATACCATTTTCAAAAAACATCTCTTGTGATGTCTGAATGTTTTGATCGATTTTAATTGCTCGCAATTGTGCAGCTACAGGACTAGTAGCAGCTAAAGGATTTCCTGGATTTGGAAAACGAGCCATTCCAACATTTTCAGGAGATAAATCAACTGGCTTTGCATTGGGGTCATTTGGATTAATTAATCTAAATAACGAAAACGGACCATTTGTGTGATCAGGAATAATCCAACTAGAAGGCAATGCATAAAAATGTGGTCGCTTACGACCTTTTCTGCCTTGGTCTGGATAATCTACTACTACAAATGCCCAACCAGTTAAATTTAAATTACTGGTCATCATGTACAAAAAATCCCATTTCGATTGAAAGGGATTTGGATTTTGAGTTACATCATAGGCTAGATGCGAATCCTCAAGAACTACTACACCTTGATTATCTCCATGGTATTTTTGATGACCTTCTGGACGACTATGCCACTTTGATCCTGGAATAGTCCGCTTAGGATCATCACCCATAGCGTCTGTGGCATACTCTTTTTTGCCTAACACACATGGCGCATTTGCAGCACGAGATGATAAAGCATGAATGGCTGAATAAAGCCATCCTTGGAAGAGATGATATCTAGATGTCAGATTAGTTTGCTGACGCTTATCTCTCCAATAACCAGGAGTAGAATCTCCCATTTGAGCATATGCACCTGTTCGATTTCGTTTCTCATCAAACTGTGCATTTTTGACAGATTCCATCCGTTGAATCGCTTTATCTAGTGCTTTCATTATTCTTGATTAGCCTGTTGAATAAACTGGCGACGAGCAGACATCGCAGTTTCCGTCTCCCAACGCTGCTGCGCATTTTTAACAGCAGCAGTTAATTCTGGGATTACGATTTCTTCTGCAATTTGTAATTGAGACTGCAATCGCTCAATTTCTACTCGATACGTTTCATGATTTTTGACAATATCACTTAACTCAGATCTAACGCCAGCAACAATTTCCCGATGATTTTTTAATTCACCAGCAGCTTCATTCACAATAGAACGTAAACGAGCCTCTTGCTGACGCAAAACCTTGTTACGATCTGCCAACTGACTCTCTATATATTCTAACGTATTAGCACAATCTGATATTTTATTTTTTATCTGCTTTGAATACCCCAGCAGCACAAACCAACGTTTTATATTTTTCCACATTTTTATAAATCCGCTTCTGGAAGATCTTCAACAGTTGCCGAAATTAGCTGTTTTCGATCATTGTCAATCATTTCACCAAAAGCAGCGATTGCCCTAGATGTTCGGTCGTGATTCCAATGAAAGGTTGTCATCGATGTCTTTAATTCGGCACCTTTAGTCGATGCGACAAAGACCATAATTCCTTCATTGTCCTCAACCTCATCCATAGCAGAATCAATAAGATTTCTTGCCTGAATCTTTGTGTCCAATAATTTTCGCTCAATACCCATGGTTTTCCCCTATGCAAAAGAAATTGATCCCGGCAGCATTTCAAAGCCACCATTTTCAATAAAAGATAATACTTTTTGAAATTCGTCTGCTAATTTTATTGAACCTTCTAGCACCCCATCAGCAGTAGCTTGATCCGTACCGCAAACAATTTCAGCCCTTACTAATATAGCCGATGACTGCGTTTGTACGATAGTCGAGAAATAAGCCACTACAGTGCATATATAATCATATTGTTGATCAGGGATAGTTTGCGAATCGCAGTATACAAAATCTAGATTACTGCCCAATTTTACATGTTCATCAAGTATACGAACAAATTCCTCGGCAGAACATACATTAACCGCTAATTCAAGCATCTGTAGTTCGTCTTCCTAATAGTACACGCCAAAAAACACCTAAGCCTACCGTACCATCAGGCTTTGCTGCACTAAGGACATCATATTCTTCAGGATTTGGTGCTTGCGGATTTGTAATCGTTACCACATGCTCCTTAGTAATACCTGGATCTTCTTGAAAATATACTTTGCAAGTAACACGAAATCCTTCACGTCCAAATTCGTTAGACTCGCCCTCTGTAGTAAACTGCTGCCAACACTTCTTTCCTGTAAAAACAGTTGTAAGTGTTTCAAATTGACCACCAAATTGATCAACAGCAGTGCTTCGAATTTTTGCACTCGCGGTATGTGGTAAATTACCTAATATTCCCATGATTATCTTCCCATTGGTCCACCAGTGTAATTATTTAAATTACACTGTAATCTAGCGATTGGACCTTGTTCTTGATCCCAAATAAACGCCATGGCACCTCTCTTTTGCCATGTAAATCCTTTAACCGTATGCCATGCATTATTGGCAGTTAGCCCTGGAAGATATTCAACCGATACACCTTGCTCCTCAAACATTGCAGGTTTTCCAGTACCCTTACGATGTTGGTCGCCTAGATGCCATTCTCTCCAACCACCAGCAGTCTCTGACCAATCTTGAGGCGCTTCATTTGCCATAATAGAAGCTAATCGCAAAGCATTAATTGAATGTCCATGTTCAAATCCAATTAGATTGCATCCAAATCTATAAAACTTATAAGGCTTTGCAGAGGCATCTACATTAACGTTTGGATCATTGCGATAATAAGCATTCAAAACTCTAGCCAATGTATAAACAGATTGGCGATCATGATTTCCAGGAACACTTAAAATTTTTACTGGAGCTACTTGTTTTAAACGTTCTATTGCAGCAATAGCTAATTGCTCACCTCTTAAATAAATGTAATGCCACGGCAATGATTCTGCCTGTGCTGTACCTGCTGTAGTTGTATGCGCTACATTATCTACATGCAAAAAATCATTACCAAAAGGAAATACAATTTCAGTAATATTTTCATAACGAGATGATTGATCAATCAAATTCTCAATTGCCCACATAAACAATTGTTCGCAATCCTCCAATGAATACGCATCTTGGCATTCAGGTGGATAACAATTAAGTCCTAAATGTGGATCACAAATTGAAATTTCTAAAGAACGTTTTGATATTTTTTTAGACGGCTTCTTGTATTTGATACGAGGAACCACTGGAGAGTTTTCTTCAACCAACTCTAACAGATTTTCTAAAGCTAACCGTTCATCACTTTTACGTCTAAAGACTGCACGAATACGCCGCAATGGCATTTTCCACAGACTATCTTTTAACTTTCCACCAACTTCCCAATTTGTTGAATCAACTCGATCTATCTCAAAGACATTCATATCAATATCAATGTCTTTAATTAAATCTTCAATAGTGACTATTTTTTTACCGACATAAGACACTGTTAGTGTCGCATCTGTTTCAGTCGTTTTCACACATTCTTTTAAATTGCCCTGCCTATCTACTAATTCACGCTTTGCTTGGGCTACACGATCTCTAAGTGTGGTTCTAGGAAGACCTAAGACTTTTGCAGCTTTAGCTACAGAACCATACCGCTCTACAGCTTCTAGCGCTTGGCATAATTGATCAAGATTAAGTTCACTCATTTTTCAATCCACATATGATCTACCAAGCCCAACTCAATTGCAGTCTCCGCATTAAAATAACAATCCCCTGCCTGACTACAAATATCATTCCAATAACTAGCTGGTTGCTTTGTATGCAATTCCATCAAATCTAACCAACGTTTACCAATAGCATCTCGATGCTCAATCTGTTTTTTTATTTCATCATATCGTTGCTGACCAAAATCTTCCCATCCTTGATGGACCATCCAACTTGTATTAGGCAATGTGTATCTCATTCCTGGAGTGCCACAAGCAACTAACAATGGGCCAGCACTCATACATTTACCAATAGCAATTGTTTCGACATCGTTGGGGATGCTTTGAATAGCATCATACAATCCCAACATTTCATACTCACAACCACCAAAAGAACCTATAAACAATTCAATCTTGGTGGATGCTATGAATGCAAGATGGTAAATGCCTTTAATGACATTTGAAATCGCTTTGGAATCGATGTCGTCAAGCAAATATACGCGACGTTGCTCGGCACAAATACCCCAATCAAATAGGGGTTGCCCCTCCCAATCACGTTTAGGCATACACGAGCCCTCGCTTAACTATGCATGGACCAACCGTGATTTACGAACGATTCCAGTAAGTTAGCAGATTCTTGTGTAATAGAATTACGATTACCAAAATTGCGATCAACCAAAGAACCTGCCGAAGTTGCTCCGATAGAATAGCTGTAATCACCTAACCGTTCCTGCGTAATCATCCCCAAACTAAATCCAGTAGCTGATTTTTTTCCACTCATCAGCACTGCTTGCTTAAATCTACGTACTGTTTCAATTAGCATCGCAGACATAATAGGAGTTGCATCTAACACGTTAGCATGACCATATAATTCAGCAGGTGAATAACCTGCCCAATAAATAATTTTGATACCTCCAGGTTCAGTGTTCCACCGATAACCACGAAGTATGCCATCATTAGCTACTTTGGCACCGTTATCATCTTCAACATCATAATCGCCCCAATAATCTGTACCTTCAACCAACAAATCAGTGAAGCTGCCAGCAACTGTGCCATTTCTTCCAAGTGCATCCACATACACCACAGGATCTTGCGCGTTTTCTGTACCTGCATTGCGCAATGGAAGATGCTGTAGTTGCAATTCGTCAGAACGATTGACCGCAGAAAATTCCATGAATGCATCGGTAGCACTGGAATTCCACCAATACGACAAAGAATCATTTCTCAAATGCTGATTACGATAATATTGTGTATGTGATCGCAATACCGGATCGTAATGCAAATATTGTTTAATTGCACCATAAGCATACTTAATCGATTCCACAACGATAGCGCGTTCTAACGTTGTCGGATCGGGTATGTTCAGCTCAATTAATGCTTGTTCCGGTTGAATCATGGCGTTATTGAAAGGACACGAGAACCTGCCCGTTTCCAATCTGCTCCATCTGCAAGGTCATAGAAATCAAAATGTATTGAATACACTCCTGTCTGCGCTAGATTGCTATCAGCACCATCTAATCGCAATCGATATCGACCAGCACCTAAGTGAGTAATAGTGCTGCCATTAGATGTTGGAGTACCTTCAGTTACTGTCAACCACGCTGTTGAGGTACCTGCCCCCGTAAATGTGCATCTCGCAAGATCGCCAACTTGCGGAATAATAATTAATTCACAAGCATCATACATTTCAAAATCAAAGTTTTTCGTTAACCCACGACCCACTGCGGCTAACGAAATTTCAGTAGTGCCTGTACAAGATCCAGCTTGTGGAGGATATAGTTTAACCATGTCGGGATACTGTATACTTTGAGATGAACTGGTGGATGATGATGAGCTTGACGTTGATGTAGTCGAACTCGAAGTCGATGTGCTATCACTCGACGATGAACTAGTTGACGATTGGCTAGATGAACTTTGCGATGATTCTGAACTACTAGAGGTCGACGATGAGCTTGACGTACTACTTGTAGAAATTGACGACGATGTTGACGAACTCGATGATGATGATGAGCTTAGACTGCTATCAGATGACCACGAGGACGAACTCGACGTTGACAACGAACTGGACGACGTTGATGACGACGAACTTTCACTACTAGCTGACGAGAACGATGACGAACTGGTTGATTCTGATGACGAACTTGATGAAGTTGACGACGTTGAACTTAACGACGACGATGACGATGAGCTTGATTCTGATTCATCAGATTGCGAACTTGAAGACGATGAACTTAACGACGATGAACTAGAAGACGAACTACTCGATGATGATGAGCTTGTTTCGGCTGATTGTGAACTAGACGTTGACGACGATGACGACGACGAGCTTAATTCTGATGTACTACTGAACGAACTTGACGACGAGCTAGATTCTGCTGACTGTGAACTAGATGTTGAAGACAATGACGACGAACTAGATGACGACGAACTAGTTGACGACAGTGACGACAGTGACGACAAAGAAGATGAAGTTGAAGAGCTAGTGGATGACTCGCTCAACGACGATGATGATGTCGATGAAGTCGAAATCGAAGAAGACGATGACGACGCACTTGATGTAGATATACTAGACGATGAACTACCATCCTCTAATATATCCGCAAAAAATACAGTATCGGGGCGATATATATCCCACCGATGCCGGAAAACACCGAGTTGTCTACGTTCAAAAGCCACAGATTAGTCCTTAACCAATCTCTTCAATAGTCAAAGTGCCTGAAAAGCTAGTTGCTGAAGCAGGCGCTGCCGCTGTCAAAATCTCAATAGTTTGTCCACCCTTCAATTCCCAACGAAATTCGGGAGTAGGCAAATATTGCCAACCACTCAGAGCATTTGCAGCAAATCGTTCAAGAACTTCAACACTAGTAGCTTTTGTACCGCCATAACTACTAGTACCTGCTGCTGACGCGCCATGTGCATTAACAGCTACAGCACCTACAGTTGTACCTGCTGAAGCAGGCGTACCGCGATTAACAACGAATGCAATCTGATCGGATGTATCATCATTTGATGACTGAGAAAGCGCTGCTAAATGCACAATTGCAGATTTATCGTTTGGCGTACGATATTCAACAACAACAACATCTGCTGCACTGATAGACACAAATGGCGAATTAAATTTGAATACTTGACCCATAATTACACCTTAATTGAAAAATTAATCAGAGAATATATTATACCAATTGATTAGCCTAAAGATGCAGAAAACGAACCACCGATTTGAATTATCTTAGCTCGCTGTTCAATTCTAAAAGCTATATCCATATCGGATGCAAAAACAGCTTCTCCACCCATTTCAATAACCAGTATTACACTAGAACTGGTAGAACTGGTTGAAACAGATGATGATGACGACGATGACGTACTGGTAGTTGAACTAGATGAACTAGAACTAGTAGATGTCGACAAACTTGATGATGAACTAGAGGATGATGCAGACGATGATGAACTAGAGGATGTCGAACTGGTAGATATAGATGATGAGCTAGATGTTGACGATGAACTTGACGAAAGGCTACTAGAACTAGATGAACTAGTATCTATCAATGACGATTGGCTTGATGACGACGACGAGCTAGAAGACGAAGAACTTGACGACGAGCTAGAAGATGAACTAGAAGAAGAACTAGAAGAAGAATCATCTACTATATTGTATGCAGTAGCCCCTGCATCCCAATTAGCTGCTGCCGTATCTCGCTGCTCATCAAATAAATCTTTTGTTTCTTCATCTGCAACATTGGTAGACAAAACAGCAGCTACATCAATTGCTGGACTTGTTGCTTTATGCGTAAAGTCTCCATTGGCAATATTTGTATATACATCACTACCTGTTGTTGTTGTATAGCTTACATTAGCATCTGTAGAATCAGGAACATAAATGTTGTTCTTTGTTTCACTTGTAGCTACAAAACCTTCTGGAGTTGGGCTACCCTTTTCTCCAGTAGTCGCTCCATTTGTAAATGTATCGGGATTTGTATTAGTTTCGAAAACTTCCCATAACGAAGTTGTCGTGTTGTAAGCAACACAATACCAAGTTGTATTTGCCACAACTGTTTTTCTAAATACACGATAGCTTGAATTGTCTGTAAAGTTTGTGTTGCTATCGCTAATAGTGCCATAAACAGGACAAACTTCATAATTACCGTCGTAATTAGAATTCGACATACTAGCAAGTGTTAAATGGATAGTTCCATTAATCTTTACTCGTAGTGTGTCACTCGATGAACCGCTTCCATCCCAGGTAACATTACCGCCAGTTTCTGAAGATGCCCTAACCTCTGGATCAAATGCTGGCGTTAAATCATCGTTTGCTTCACCAACAACATTATTTTTAACCTTAATGTGTGTTGAACTAGCTGATTGGATAACGTCACAATTTCGACCACCCAACGAATTATTAACAAACGTGCAACCATAAACTTTTAATGGATAGTTCGATGCGGAATTACCACTCGTTTCTGAATAACGTAAAATTGCTGATGCATCGGCAGTACCCGAAATTGTATTGCTATAAAAAACACAATTTCTAAAAAGCAAACCTGTTCCTGCACTTCGCATTACAAGACCAATAGCACTGGTATCAGTACTACAGGACCAAGAATGAAACATGCAACGATCTATACTAATTTGTGTTGATGTAGGAACTGTCGAATAGCGAACTTTGAAAAAGCCTACATCTCCACCATTTGAATTAGCGCACTCAAATTCAATTTCTTTAAATTGAAAACCACCAGTGATGCCAGACAAACCCCCACCGAACTGCATTCCATTATCTGCATAATTAAATCTAAACTTTGTGGCATTACCACCTGTTTCACCATACGGAATTCCTGTAAATCCCTGAGAAGTTACCGTCAGTTGATTACATGCATCTATCCATGTGCCTTGTCCCCAACCCGTTTGATAACGTTCAGCGTCATGAATTTCACCGCTTAAAAACGTGATCAGCCAATCACCAGTGCCACCACCGGGATCTGAGGATTCAAGAAACTCTCGCCAAGTAGAGAAGTCGCCTGTTGAACCAATTGTGTATTCGTAGAGTGCCATAATTTTCCCTAAAACTCTTCGTATTCAACAAGAATGGCGACCTTATTATCCGGCGTTCCGATTAAAAGCCTTGCGGTACCTGTACCTGTAGTTACACCAATACTGGAATAATCAGTGCCCAATGCCTTAACTTCCCAATCATCTGGCGTAATAAACGTTAAATAATCAACGTAAGTACGATTACCTGTAGGTAGTTGACCTAAACCACGTTGATGCGGACCAATGTCTCGACGATTGTTAGACTTAGTTGCCAAGAAACTTACATTAGATGTGTCGGTATTATTTAAATACGGACCCAACACATTATCGATTCCAGGCATGTCCGCTTCAGAAGGGCCTTTATCATAGAGTTGGCCTGTATCTTTAGGATACATTGCCGCTGAAGTACCTACGTCCGCATTTCCGTATGTACCAATTAACGGCGATTTAACACTTACATCAGTTGAATCCCAAGTCTCTTCTAGATCATTTGCAGGAACTGTTATTTGTACGCCATTTTGATCAATACCATATGCGGTATACATCGATGCAATACTAGTTTGACCAACTAATCTTTTACCTGATCCAGAATCTTGATTCCAATAAGCATTACGATCCCACAACAAATAATCTACTAACACAGGACTACTTGTTGTGCCGCTCGTTGGGCCAGTAGCAATATCATCATATTGTGTTGAATAATAGCCAGATGATTCAGTTAACCAAATATTGGATGTGAAAAATTCACTACCATTGGCATTCATTTCATCTAATCTTCTATTCTCATATTGATTGCAAACGATGTTGCCAAGAATATTGATAGAAGCTCCTGCATCTTTCCATTTCCAAGGACTATCAGGAGCACCTACTAATGGAAATCCTGTATGTTGATTTCCAAAATGCCAAACAGGAATAGAGCCTGTTTCCCCTTGAGCAGATACGCATCTGTAACCAGTAAACGATGCACGTCTACCTTGATTAATGATTACGCTTGCATTTTCAATCGGTGCTTGTGTTGTGAAATACTCAACTTCTGGATATCGATCAGCAGCAATGGTCGATATATCCATTTTTGTTTTATTGCCATATGATTTTTGGCACCACCACACATACCATTTATCCGAATACGCTACATATCGACCATTTGCACCAGGATCACTTGTAATATCAATCGCTGATCCACCCTGACTAGCGGATACTTGGAATGTATTTGTAGTCGCATTAACAATGTAATAAACATTGTTGGATGTTGGTGGTTTTACAGGGGTACCACTCGTTCCTGTGTTAAAAGTTTCTTCCGATAAACCACTTGGAACACCAGCACCACTTACCGATTGAAATGTAACAGTATCATCATCGATATAACCGTGATTAGTGGCTGTAAACGTATCTGTTCCAGTATCTACGGTGTATGCTTGCATTCTTCGTTGGCGAAGTTGCATACCAATTGAAAAATCACTGTAATGATTACCACTGGTTGATAGGTATTCCCAACTCTGATGACCATCAACTACACCTAAATCAGTGAGAGACCATTCACCATTTTCTCGCCATTGGCCTGTAAAATGATGTTTTTCACAATCACCAACATTACCTAATAGATTTGTATTTCCCCAAGAGGCTCCATGCCTCGTAATGTTGGCATACAGCATGTGACCACCATCACTATGGTCGCACTCAATCCAATCATCGAAACACGCATACCAAGAATTGTGATGCACCTCATTATGCAATACAACGTTACCGCCATCCGAACCGCTGTAATGAGAAAATGAAGAATCATATGTATTCTTCAAATCATTGAATCCAAAAACCATGGCCGTTGTTCGAGCATCAAATGCTTCATTAGGCAACCATCCACCAACTTCAGGAAATGTTGTTGTGCCTCTACGTCCTGATGTATCCATATCAGGATACGATCCGAGATGGATTTTATTGTCTTCAATGGTTATGTACTTATGATCTTGTCCATCACTTCCACCAAGAAAGTATCCACCATGACCGTCCCACCAATCACCGTTAGCTTCTGCTACAAAAGGATCGGTAGGCAAATCATCTGGAAATTCCAATGAACAATTGAAAAAGCCTAAGCCATAATTATCACCCGTAGCTTCAATTGCATATGTATTGGGTGATGAAAAATTGCCGCTGTAATTGTTAAATCGAACAGAATCGTAATACACCCAGCTTGATGAATTACTATGCGTTACTTGTGGCAAAATACAGCCATGAGTATCACCACCATTAGCACCATCTTCTGCAACAACATGGATTGGATTTAACTCAGTGCCTACTATTGAAATGGAAGTTAACTCATTAGTTCCACCATAATCTGCAAAATTACCTGTAGGTATTACAATAGTGTCGCCCGCACTTGCTTTAGTACCGCCAGCACCACTACAACCTAACAAAACTCTAATTTCATCTGTGCTTGTAGGATAATGTGTCGTGCCATTATCAGGATATCGTGGTCTTGGTCGTGTTCTAAAAGTTGATTCAATAGTAACTCCACTAGTGCCTTGTAGAGTGCCACCTAAATAAACACCATGTGGGTTGCTTAACGTCAATTGAATTTCATATTCCGTATTTGGGCACAATCTAAAAATTGCTCCCGAAATATGATATTGATACAGTTCATATAATTGAGCAGCACGACCTGCACGAGCATTCGCAGCACGTTTCCACTCAGTTGTGCCTTTACGTCTAAAACGAACCTCTGCCAAAGTATCTTGATCATAATCGCCACGAATGTGAACGATAAAGCTACAAGTCGTGTATGTGACGTTGCCCGTCCACTGTTCTAGATAAACCGGCAATCCCCAAGGCGTAGCTAACCATCGACCATTAGCATCACCAGCATCTGAAAAATCAAAAGCACCACTAGTTGTAGTTCTTCTAACTTGAAATGTTTCTGCTGATCCAGTAGAGGTTGTGTAGTATCGAGTGTCAGCAGTTAATGCATTACCGCTTTGAGTAGCTGTTGGTAATGTACCACTGTTTTTTGTGACAAATTTAATTCTTTCAAGCGAATGCGTAGTAGTTGATTTTTCAATATCACTTGGAAAATTTAATAACGTAATGTAATCAGTATCTGTATCTACTGTGTATTGATACTCAAAGAAGAAATCATTTCCTGGTCCACCAGACCACTGAACGTCTACAAATCCCCAAGGTGCCGTTCGATCTTCTTGATTATGTGTTGAAATTGGATATTGCTCTGCTTCTGTTACAGAACTATTCCAAGATTTTCTATGCGTTTGATCCCACAAAGAATGCACAAATTGAAACATCTTATTTAAGATGTCCAATGAAAAATCGTTTTCGTGTACACCACCTCGTATACGTAAAACGCCATTATCATCAACACGCGAACCATTTAGTAAAACATTACTACCTTGTGTAGTAACTTTTGCACCTAAACCATCTCTCCATTCTTTCTTAGAGATGATTTCTGTTTCGCCAGCGGCTGTAATAATTTCCTCATAACGATCCCATTTTGGAAACGTATATTGAGTAGCCAAACGTCCTGGTACAGTTACCGCCATAAATTAAACCTTTACTACTAATCCAGACGGATCAACAACAACATTTGAATATCTACGCAATATCTTCTTAGGATCTGGTTCAACGTACGCTAAAAGATTACCCCCATATTGCGCGTCATATACACCAAATTGCGCTAATGTCGAATCATGATTGTCATTGAAATACAAATCAGAACCAATTGCTGAAAGTTGAGCAAAATTTCCACTAAACGTTACGTTTGTATCCCAAGTAATTTCTACACGCTGATAAACCGGACCACTCCATTCTCCAGCAGTTTGTGATCTTTGATCATGTATTCCTAAATACCATTTAGTAGGAATAGGTATAGTCGTTGCTGGAGAAACAAATAATTTATTTAACGTATGGTTTGCTACGTAATCACTAATAGCACCCGTTCCAGGTGCCGTATAATCTTCAAACATCAAACCCAATGTATTAATGCCAAAACGCACATCTCTACCTGCAATAGTCATTGCAGCTACATCGACTTCACCAAACGCTAAAATCTCACCGTGTAATGTCGCATCACAAATTCCAAAATGCGACATCCATTCATTACCATAAGTTGGAGTTAGTAGTACAACATCATTATTTAGTACATAACGATCAGTTGCAGAGCCGAATTGAACAACGTTTCTTCCTAGATCCCAACATTGATTATCTTGATAATTAGTTACTAAATCGGTATCGCTCGCAAATCCCGCAACCGTTACAAAGTTATTAGCAGGCGCATACGCATCATTTTTAAACCATTGGCGTAGTACTTTTTCTTTAGCGTAATTAGACAACCCTGCCATTTCTACATCCTTAAATATGTTCCTGGTTGCCGTCTAAAAATAGGCAATGGCGTTAGTCTGTGCTGGCTAGATGACGTTGATGAGCTTGATGACGACAACGACGAACTAGACGATGAGCTGCTTAACGACGAACTAGAACTTACTGAAGAACTAGACGACGAAGAATCTCCAGAAGAAAAAGAAAGAGAGCTAGATGATGAGCTACTTGAATTAGATGAACTGGAGTCTACTAAACTTGATGAACTTGCAGAACTTGCTGAAATTGAACTAGAAGATGAACTACTAGATGAAGAACTAGTCGATATTGAACTAGAACTTTCAGAAGAAGTACTTATAGAACTAGAAGATAAAGATGAACTAACTGAAGAACTTGTTGATGTGCTAGATGGCGAACTAGACGATGAACTACTTAACGACGATTCTGAACTAGAACTAGAAGAGCTAGAATCAACTACACTAGAAGACGATGATGACGTACTAGATGTTGAAATTGAAGAACTAGAGGAACTAGAGCTAGACGATGCTGAACTAGAAGACGAGGTACTAGAAGCTGATGATGAATCTGAGGAACTTGAAGTAGACGATGCACTGCTAGGCGACGAACTACTTGATGATGAAGTACTAGATAATGAACTAGATGACGAAGTACTTGATGAAGAACTAGAAGATGAACTACTAGTAGATGAAGAAGAACTTGATTCATCTGATTGCGAACTACTGGAAGTTGATATTGAAGACGATGAAGACGACTCTGAGCTAGAGGACGACGTACTTGAGACTGACGACGAACTACTCGATGAATGACTTGAGACTGACGACGAACTACTCGATGAATGACTTGAACTAGATGATGTGCTTGATGCTGAACTACTGGATGACGTACTTGATACAGACGACGAACTACTAGATGAATGACTTGAACTAGACGAATTTGAACTAGATGAATGACTTGAACTAGATGACGTACTTGATACAGACGACGAACTACTAGATGAATGACTTGAACTAGATGAGTTTGACGATGAACTACTGGACGAATGACTTGAACTAGATGAGTTTGACGACGAACTACTAGATGAATGACTTGAACTAGATGAGTTTGAACTACTTGAAGAATTACTTGAACTAGATGATGACGATTCATCATCAGCAGCTTCTATTTGAAAAACAAAGCCATAATATTGCTGCCCCGCACCGCCACCAGCCACTGTGGCGTAGTCTAATACAGTGCCTGTAGCGCTGAAACTATCAAAGTCGGCCTGCGCAAGCAACGTATCGTCAAAAGAATTATTTACAGTTGTATCAGTAAATAGCCTTAACGCTTGAGTTGTACCACTTGATCTATAAGTAACATTGACACTTGCTGAAGAATTGTTTCTGTCTACCTGCGTTTGGTTATAAAAGGTTTGACTACCATCAGTAATCACATTACCGATGACTTCAGCAACACTTGAGTCGGTAACGCTAATATTTGAGCTGCTTGTGTGACGGCCAAAAACTCCCATCATAAACTGGGGAGTCCACGTCGTTGTGATCGTGTCAGTCCCAGTCGATGTCGGTGTACCATAAGACGTTGTTAATTTTGCGTTTACCGTCGAGCCGATGGTCATCGCTAGATAACCGATATCATCACTGCCAGCGTTATGATCTCTTTCAGTAAGAG